TCAGGCTGGACCGAGCGCCGGAATCACGCGCGCGAGCATGTGGTCCTGGACGTTCGCGATCGGCAGCACGGCTTTGCCGATGTGCGTGAGCAGCGCGGCATGGTTTAGCCCGAGTGGCAGGTCCGGGACGATGTCGTTCCCGTTTTTGTACAGGCGCACGGGCACTTTCGACAGCAGCGCCCGCACACCGAGCCCTGAACTGACGCGCGGCGGCTCGAAGCCGTACACCGCGGCCGGGGGCTTGCCGGCGAGCGTCAGCGACACCGCAGCCATGATCGCGATCGCGGCGCCGAGGCTGTGCCCCACCAGCGTGACTGGCTGAGCGCCGACGGCGGCCGTCACCGCCGGCGCGATCGCTTGCCATGCCTGCCAGAACCCACGATGCACATCGCCAACGCCTTCCACCGATACCTGACGAATGTCCAGATCGGCGAGCCAGCACGGCACGTTGTCGGTGCCCGGAAACGCGACAGCGAGCCCTGCTGCAGTCTGCCGTACGATGGCGCGCGAGGCGCTATCCGCGCGGCCGATGTCGGGCTTTGCGGTGTACGCCTCTTGCGCCAGCAACGCGAAGTCGCGCGGGGTCATTACTGGCCCGCGGCGACGGGTGCGGAAGCGGCCACGGTAGCCGAGGCGGTCGTCGCAGTCACAGCCGGCACAAGGTTGATCGCGACATTGAATGCCAGCACGCCCGAATCGATCGCGGCGTCAGCCACATTCTTCTTGTCTTGCGCCAGAGCCGAGGCGTCGACGAACGACTTCACGAGCGGCAGCGTCGCATTGACGATCGTTTGCAGGTCGGGCTTCGTGATCGTCGCGCCGACAGCGCACACCTTGTCGATGTCCGGCTGAACGGTTTTGGACAGCGTATCGGCTGCGCCGCCAGTGAATACGCCGTCACCCGTCAGGATCGCGATTTCGCCTTGGGCTGCGCCGCATGCGATGGCGACTTGTTGCTGGAAGGTCAGCGTCGGCGCAGTGCCGTTGCACGCGGCGAGCGAGAACGTGACAACACCTGCCGCAAGCAGCATGAATTTGCGAAGCATGGGATTTCCTTAAGGTGCGAGTTTGATGACCGCAGCGGCGGCGCTCGAGACTGCGCCGGCAACAGCAGTGGTGGCTTGAGACTGGGCGGCGATGGGTGCGGTCGCGCCGACGCCGGTTTCAGCAAAGTCGAGCGCGTAGCCGTCAGCCGTTTTCTGGACGTGGACTGTCACGCTGGAAATGTCTTTACCGTTGGAGATGGATGCGGCACAACACAGGACTTGCTTCGAGGCTTCGTCATAGAACGGACGAACGTCATAGGTCGCCTGGCCGGCGCATCCTGTCAGGCATAGCGCCAGCAGGGCGGCCTTCATTGCGACGGTGCTTGCTTGGCTGCGGAACGTGCTGCGAACCAGTTGTAGGCCGCGTGAATCGCCATCACGACCGCGCCAGCGATGAGGCCGGAAAGATTGGCCGGCGGACCGCCGTGAAAGCCATTCATTGCCCAGTCGACCGTCGGGATGATGTCGGCAGCCGATACTGTCAGGCCGCCGCTGATGATTGCTCGATTCATGAATGCTCCTTTGTAGAGGCAATAAAAAACCCCGCCGAAGCGGGGTTTGGGTTTATTTGGCCAAGAGACGTTCGGGTGGCCAACCTTGTTTGACGCCGTAATACATTCGACCTGCACTTAGGCCGAGCTCTACGGCCCACTGAGAGACCGTCTGACGTCGCCCTTCATATTCGATAAAGACGTTGTTCCGTTTGTTGACTGACTGCTCTGCTGGCGTGGCCCAACGACAGTTATCTGGCGAGTAGCCCTCGTTCACGCGATCGCGCTCGAGCGTCATTCCGCGCGGGCTCTCGCCCATATCAGCGAGGAAGAATTCGAACCCTTGCTTCCATCTTTCACAAACCGTTATTCCTCGACCTCCATAGAGGTGGAACTCCGCGTAGTTGGCGTTCTCACAACGGGTCCGCATGTCGCGGTAGATCTGGTAAGTGCGACTACGCGTGCCTTTCCGACTATGACCATGCTTGGCTCGGCCAATGGCAGACGTCACTTTCTGGCAACCGCAAGAGCTTGTGTGACCGCTGCGAATGTTGTCGATGTTGGCTACGGTTAGCTGGCCGCAATCACATTGGGCCTCGACCATTCTTCCGCGACCTTGATGGCCGACGCCCCGCAGAATTGTCAGTTTCCCAAACGTCTGACCGACGGGCAGAGGATAGATGTCATACTGAAATTCGCGTCGATAGCAACCGCACGACGTAGTTTTCCCGCTGCGAAGATCGGCGACTGCAACATCTTTTTCGGTGCCGCAATCGCACAGACAACGAACCTTCCGTCGCGCGCCCGAGCCAATCGTTTCGCCCGTGAGGATCGATAATCGGCCAAATTTTGACCCAGCGGAAACCGAAGCCACCTTTCCGCTTTCGATATTCATCGAAACACGCGCGCGAACTGCATCACCACGGAGACACCCGCACGACTTCTTTATCCCGTCGACGAGTTGTCGGCAGCTCGCTTCAGTTTCTTTACCGCAATCGCATAAGCAGCGAACTCGCTTGATGTAGAACTTGTCGGTCCAATAGTCACTGGTAACGATGAGACGGGAGAATCGAGACCCGATGGGAGTAAAATCACTGGCAGCCATCGTTTGCTCCTCATAAGCAGATGGTGGTTAGAGGGGCTATCCGGTTTTCCGTGTGGAAGTCTTGCGATGAGCAATAACCTTCTCCGTGTTGAAACGCGACTCGCAAACCTCGCAGACCAGGGCGCGCTTCGCACGCTGTCCGCGAGTCACCGGCGGCAACGTCACGAGGTGCATGTCCTCGGCGCGGCACGGCAGCCCGCAGTTCGCGCATGGGTTCCCGTCGTCCTTCAGCAGGAACTCGAAGAAGAGCGGTTCCTTGACCGGGTCGCCATAGTTGGCAAGGATGCGGGCGCGCAATACCTCGAAGCTGTACCCACGACCGGCCTTGACTATGTGCTTGGTCAGGTTGTTCAGCGACTCGGTGAAGGCGTTCGTGTACTTGTGGTCGAAGACAGCCAGAATCTCGCTGCGCCAGTTCCGCATAGCCGTCAGCAACGGCTTGAACTCCGGTTTGACGGACGACTCGACCGAGGCAGCAAAGCCGTCGAAGGCCCGGATGGCTTCGTCCTTCGGCAGGTCGAACAGGCCGTAGAACGCTTCCTTGGCGCGATAGGCCGCCGCAATCTCGGGCTCGTTGTCCAGCCATATTTCCAGATTGAAGCGCTGCTTCTCGGTCAGGTTGTGCGGGCGCTTGTTGAGCATCACCTTGGAGCGGACCCAGTGCCGGCGCACTTCCGGCTGTTTGACCTTGGCCAGCCGAATGCGCACGCGGTCCATCGCCTCGCCAGCCATCCGCATGATGTGGAACTTGTCCACGACCACAACAGCGTTGGGCAGCAGCTCGGCGGCCAGCCGCTGATACGGGCGCCACATGTCGATTGTCACGACCTTGACGGCGTTGCGGTCCTTGAACTGCCACAACCATGCAGCCAGGGTGCCCTTGTCTCGAGCCGGAAGCATGTCCAGCAGACGACGGCCTTCCACGTCCGTGAGAACAAGCCGCAACTCGCCGGCAATCTTCGTCTCGTCGATGCCAAGTACCCTTGGAAGCCGTGGGCTGTGCTTGGCCTCCAACTCGCCCATGCGCTCTGCGGCCACCGCTCGAACCGTCTTCTCGTCGATGCCGACCTCGCGGGCCACATGGACGAAGGTGTGCTTCAGTGCCTGCCTGGCAATGAACTCTGCGCAGCGCACCGTCATGCGGCGCTCGTCCAGAACGCCGCCCAGAGGTTGCAGGAACGTCTCGCCGCAGTCCCGGCACCGGTAGCGGCGCACCGTCGCCTCCAGCTTGGCTGCAAAGCCTCGCAGAGGCGCATCCGCGTACGTCGTCTTCTTGGTGCCGTGCCGGTACAGCTTGAGGCCCCCGCACTTGGTGCAGGCGATAGGCTCGTGCACGTATTCCGCCGAGAAGGTCTCTACCAAACCCTCGGTCCTTTTGTCGGTCAGTGTCCAACCGTCCATATCCAGAATGTCTCTCATCCCCGGATTTTAGTGTGGAAATCCGTTTTGTCAGTCGGATTCCTTCTTTTCGACGAGCGTGTACTCGTCTGGCGGCCTGAATCCAAGGATGTCGGTCACAGCATCATCAAAGCGCCGACACCAATCTGCGGAATGAATCACACGCCCACCGGGGTATGCGCAGATGCGCCATGCGGCATCGATGTTTTCTTTCTGCTCTTTGGTCACTTCGAGGCGATGCACCCGCCGGCCATGGAACTGTCGGAAGCGTTCCGCACCTTCCTTCTCGTACAGCGCCTGCGCTTCAGGAGAAAGTTCCATGCCATCAGGGAGCGTCTTGGCATAGGCAAGCTCCGCTGCCGCATCAGCGGGGAACAACTCAAGATTGGTAGATTCAAGGCGAGCGTTCATGGTTTCCTTCCACACGAAATTCCGTTCCATGAGTATACTTCAGCATCATGGTTTCCACACGTTATTCCGATTACCCGTTAGGCCCGCGAGGTGTTGACGCACCAAGTGGGCCTCGCGCATCTTACTCCGAACGCTTTGTACCGCGCAGTCTATTGTCTTCGTTCTTAGCGTGCGCAATTGCTTTGGTGATCTCTACGCCCGGTTTCACAGATTTCAGCGCTAGCCATGTAGGCATCGTCAAATCGTGCACTCCAAGATCGACGCCACGGTGATGCCCTCCAGGCACCGGGACGCCACCGATTTCATGATGGCCGCATAGCACGAGCAGATTTCGGATGTCGTCCGGTGATTCGATCGGTTGTTCGCCCATTTTGTGGGTGTAGCCATATGGGTCGAACACATGAAGGGTATCCAGAACCTTCTCCGGATCGAGTGCCGGCCAGAGGCTCCATTCGTGTAAGTGGTGAACTTCCCGAGCGTCGCGCGACCCGCAAATCCAGCACGGCAGATCGAGTTGCTTCACGAGGATTCGCTTATTTTTGCGAAACTCGCTCGACTCGGTACGGGCTTCGTGACCGGGGAATTCCACGATCTCATGAAACGTGTGGGGCTCTTCGTGAACTTGTTCGATGGACATAACGTGGACGCAAAAAAGCCGCCCGAAGGCGGCTATTGGTGAGAGGGTTCGGGATCAGGCAATGCCGAGAGCCTTTTTCGCTGCTCCATAGAGCGCCAGACGTTGCGAGTAGCTTCCCGGCACGCCCGGCGCGCCCGCACTGCCGAGATTGATCGTCTTGCAGACCTGCAGGAACAGACCACCATCGGCGTACGTGTTGAGCTTGCGTGATGCCCAATACCACCCGGCCGCAAGCGCGGCATTGGCGGGTTCCTCCAGCAGTTCCGGGTGATTCACCAGATCGAGGCCGATGCCGAGCCCGCAGAGCTGATAGTTGCGGCGCCCGCTGACCTGCAGCAGCCCGCGACCCCGGAACGTCCAGCCATCGCCGCTCGCCTCGCCGCCGTTGCCATTTCGGTCTGCGTACGCGCGATTTGCTATGCGCGGCGGTTGATGCGCATAGGCCTGTGCTTCCGCCTCCGTGAAGTGACTTGGAAACGTCGCGAGCAATCCATCGGCGCTGTAGTTCAGGTTTTCCGCGACCGTGATCAAACGAGCCGACTCGACGCCGACGTTGGCGAAAAAAGCCGCTGCGCGCATGCCTGTATCAAGGGTGAATCGATCGCATGCAGCCTGAAGCGGCGTGACCCATTGCGAGGCGCGAAGGACGGTTGCACCGCAGCCGGCCGCGATGATCTGTGCGTTCAGGTTCATGGTCAGTCCAGAGTCGGCCACTTGCCGTGAGCAAGGGCCCAAAGAATTCCGCCAATAGTCAGAAACGGACCGAGATAGATCGCCGCGCTGCGAAGCAAACGCGCCATCCGCGCGAAGAACGTCGCGCTCTGCCCTGCCCGGTTGAATATCTCGACGAGTGCCTGCGTGTTCGTCTCGATGCGCCGTGACCTCTCGTCGGCCGCCTTCGTCAGCTCCGTGTTCTCGCTGATTGATTCGTGGACGCCAGCGAATCGCCGGTCGATCTGGGCCTGCATATCGATGAACTGCTGGTCGACCATGGCGAACCTTTCGTCGTTGGTGAGCTGTTGCTCTTCCTGAGTTGGATGGTTCAAATTGGCCCCGGAAATAAAAAAGCCGCCCGAAGGCGGCTTTGTTGGTCAAATCGTTTAGTGCTTCTAGGGTGCTACATAGACGCGAATCGTTCCGTCATCGACATCCGTATCTTCGAAGTCGAAGATGTATCGGCCACCGTTGGCTTCGGCAATGACACGCATCTCGGCAGAGTCCGCCAACCAGACCTCGCGAACTTTCCATGCCGCGCCTTCCCTCTTGAACTGAAAAACCCGGTCAACCGCGGGGAATTGATAGATGAACTCGTTCGGGCTTTCCCACGCGGCCGAAGAAATGTCGAACATGTCGTCCGGGGTCTTGAAGTGTCGGGCAACGTCTTCGAACCGAGCCGAGAGCAAATCGAATACGTTTCTCTTATCGGATTCCGTGAAGGTCATCGTCATTCTCCGTCGCGCCCGAGAGCGGGCAACACTTCTGCTGACCATTTGACCTGCTGGACCGGCACACCGCTGCCGTGACGCTTGCCGGTGTCATAGATCCGGGCGAAGTCCTTGCCGGCGTCAGTCACTTCCCAGTGCTCTCCTCGCTTCATTTGGAACCCGGCCTCGGCGAGTAAAAGATTCGTGCCGCGCGCAGATGTGTTGATCATCTTTCCAAGTTCAGTCGGCGTGTAGAACTTCGACTCCTGATTGTCGGCCTCTACATGAGTCTGCCCGAGGAGCGCAAGCAAGTTTTGCCCTGATACCTCTCTCACCGCTTGGTTCGCGCTGATCGCGGCCGCCTGCTTGTCGCACCCCATAAGTCGTGCGATTTTGAAGAATGGCGGAAACAGCTTTGCGGCTTGCATGGTGGCTTGCGCCGCCGACCTGTCATGCGCCGCGGCAATTGGCGCGACGTACGCACCGGTCTTCCGAATGCTCGGCAACACGTCGTGCGTGACCCAACGCTTGAACCGTTTTGCTTCTTCCTTCGTGCTTCCGAGAATCAGGGCGTATAGGCCCGACTCGTTGATATGGTTCGCGAGCTGCGTGCGACCAAGGCTGTCGATGACGTCCAATTTCTGGACGTCATCCTCGTCCACGTGTGACTCAACCGCTTGGCGCGGATTGCCAAAGCCCAGAACTTGGCAAATCGCGTTGGCCGGGAACCATGCATTGCCTTGCTCGTCGGTAACGACGCGCAGTTCGTGGCTCTCGAAATGAAACGGGACGATGTTGTTCATGCTCGCGCCTCCAATTGGGCTGTGAGGCCGCGGTATTCGCGGGGGATAGCGACAGCGAGCGCGGCGCGCGCAAGCAATTTCTTCGCGTTCCGCAAACTGACCCTACCAGGGCGATCTGTTGCAGCCACCAGACCAAACTGGAGCTTCGCCTCAGCAATTGACGTCATGGTGTGAACCAAAAGCTTCCGGGCGACCTCGACCTCGGTCCGCGACGGAACGCGGCCGCCGAGATACCAGTCGTGCATCATGTCTTCGAAGTGATCGAGTGTGTACATAGCCCGGTCGGTGTCGATGACTTGCCATTCGTCGCGGCGATCCGCGAGCCAGTCTCGCGCAACGTCGAGCTGGTCGACGGCAATCTCCGCGCAGGTCGCAACACCGAGTTTCTCGTGCAGCCCCTTGTAGAGCGAGTGGCATGCGCTACGATGCGTGCGCCCTTTCACCAGGCGCGCAATTTCGTGTATGTCGCGGCGCAGGTCGCCGAACTGCGAGCGGCTGATCACCTCCCGCATTGCCGCCGCCGGCTCGGCCGGGGCAATCTTCATGAGACGGCGCTCACATGCGATGAAGTAGCGGCGAGCGATCCTGCCCTGCTCCGTCCGCTCGACCATCGACAGTTCTTTGGCCATACCCAAGGTGAGGCTGTATTCCTTGCTGGGACGGCCTCCCAAGGGTTTTTCCCCGTTTTTGGAAAAACCTCCGGCAGGGGTTTTGCCCGAATTTGGGCAAAACCCCTTCTCACCTCGATTTTGCGCAACGAAGTAGTCTTCTCCCTCCACGAAGCCGTATTCGGCGATACGGCTAGTCACCCACGGCGCAAAATGCCGCCCGACTCCGAGAAAGGACCATAGCGCCCGCGCGTCGACGTACGCAGCGGTGCTCGACTCCCCTGTAAAAACAGGAATTGACGTGCTAATATGACTCATGATCTTCCTTTCCTAGTGGATCACTGCTGTACGAACGCCTGACCGGTTGCCGCCGGTTGGGCGTTTTCTTTTGCCTGAAGCATTTCAAGCCTCAGGACGATTTCCGCATTGATGCTGCGGCGGTTGCGGGCCGCATTATTCGTCAGCCAATCTTTTAGGGCCGGCGGAACTCGAATCTTCATCTGCGGCATTTCTCTTGCCAGCATGCTGCCTCCTCTTGGATCACCGTGATCCATACAAAAGATAAACCACGGTGGTCCCATTGTCAACACCACCGTGATCCATCATGATCCCGTCCATGAGCCGTGACGACCACCAAATGAAGATTAGGCTGCCTGCCGAGCTGAAAGACTCAATCGAAGGCGCAGCCGCAGCAAACAAGCGTTCGCTGAATGCCGAGATAGTCGCGCGCCTCGAGCAATCGTTCAGCGATCTACTGACCCATCTGTCAAATCGCCATCTCCAGCAGATCGAGCAGTACGCCACTGCGCGCAAAGTCACGTTTGACGATGCCCTTCACATGCTCATCAATGCCGGGCTGCATCCGGATGCCCCGCTCGTAGTCGCCCTCCATCTGGAGAATGGTACCGAGGTCAGCAAGCTTCACGAGGCCCTCGATGCAGTTATGGGTCGAGTGCCAAAGAAAGCAATCGTGAGCGTCGAGATGCCATCCAAGCGGAAGACCAAGAAAGATACCCCTTGACCACTAGGACCGATGGTCCTATTCTGATCGTACTGGCACCTCGCTTCCCGCGCGGTCCGACATCCCGATAGGAACGATCATGAAAGTCTGCTTTCGTGCGCCTTTTCGCGCACTTGGAATTCCCCGACATGCATTACAAGCCCCCTCGTCCAGAGGACATCGAGCACCTGAAGAAGGCTCTCGGTTTGAACGGCAATCAGATGGCAGAATTGTTTGGCGTCGCCGGAGACCGGGCGTTTCGCCGATACACGTCCAAATCCGTTGGCACCAAGAATGCGCGCGAGCTCGGCGCACACATGCTCTTCTTTGCCATGGCTCGGCTGGCCCTCAAGCCCAAGGACATCGAAGCCGTCCTCGCCAAGATGCGCGAAGCAGGAGCAGAAATCGACCTGAACGCGCCGTCAGACTTCCCGGCGCCCGATGGAGAGCCGCAGCCGTAGCGATGTCTCTCGGCTGCACTGCGGCAGCCGCGCACGCCGAGCAAAGTTGGTTCGCCTTCGAGGCCGGCATTGGCGGCTCGGCCTATGCCCAGGCAGCGGACGGACTCTGGTTGCAGGAAGGATTCCCCCATACCGTGAAACTCACCGCGCCAGCCATCGAGGCAGGCATCACGGGCGACCTGTATCAGACGTCGCACTGGGGCATTGCATACCACGTCGACTATGCATGGCTCGGCGCGATCCACAGCGATGGACACGCGACCAGCGATGCGAATTACAACCTGGCGACGAAGACAGAGCGCGTAGCGATGCCACTCGCGAACTTTTCCGGTTCAGGGCACGACATGGGCTTTCTGGCGACAATCGAACCGCATTACGACTATGCCGGATGGCGATTCGGTATCGAGGGTGGGCCGTACTTCCACAAGCCGACGTGGACCGTCGATGCCACGAATCAGGTCAACTACATCGGGCAGGCGCCCTACCACACCCACTTTGTCGATGATGAAGGCTGGCACTTGGGTTATGTACTCGGCGCCAGTGTTGCATACAAGCGGTTCAGTCTGCGCTATCAGTATTTCGCCAACGGGTCAAAGACCGGGAATCCGATACCGGTTATTTGGACTCACACGCACGTGGTCACTGCGAACTATGCGTTCTGAATAGCCTCCCGGAGAAGGGCGCATGCCACTGCGGTATCATTGCGCCCACAACAAACTCCAATAAGCCGGGCCGCCATGCAAACCAAAAACGATAACCGGATCCTCTTCCTGGACTACCTACGCGCGGTCGCGTGTTTGCTGGTGGTGTTCGGCCACATCTACATCATCGGTTTCAACTATTACGAAGGCATTCAGCCATGGGTGCCGAGCGTCAAGGGGCTGATATTCGGGCCCGACGCGTACCTGCGAAACATCTTCACGTGGCCGGTCATGAACTTCGCGGTGCTGACCGGCATCAATGTCGGCGCGCTGGGCGTCGGCATCTTCTTCCTGATCAGCGGCTTCGTGATCCTGCGCGCAGTCGAGCGCGAGTCGACACTCAGGTTCGTTGTGAGCCGCATCTTCAGGATCTATCCCGTCAGCCTCACCTGCGTGTTCATTGCGGGCGCCCTCACCGCAATCTACTGTGCGCATACTGGCACGACGTCACCGAATACGCTAACGAGCATATTGGCATCGGGCTTCATTCTGAACGGATTCCTCCATCACTTCGAGGCGACGCCAGTGCTATGGTCGCTCGAGGTGGAACTGATGTTCTATGCACTTATGGCCGCCATGTCGGCACGCGGGCATCTGTCAGAACGGTCGATCCTGACGGCGGCGGTGATCTGCGCCGGGTACACCTACGTCTCGCGGTCACCTTTCGCCGCCGCAGTGCTGCCGCATTCCCTGTTCATGATCGCCGTGCACCTGAGCTTCGATTCAGCGCACGTCGCTTTCCTGTTGGTCGGGTCGATGATCTATCGGACGGCGACCGCACGCGCCTGGAGTCGCCTCGCTTGGTGCGCGCTGGCGGTCGCAGTATCGTGCGTCGCGCGATGGGCATTCGAAGCTGAGAAGGTGTACGGATTGGGTGGCGTCGACTACGTCAATGGCTTTGCAGGCATTGGCATTTTCGCCGCGGCCATGTGGTCAGGCATGAACTGGAAGTGGATTATGCCGCTCAAGTGGGTGGCCGACATCAGCTACCCCCTGTACCTCGTGCACGTGCCGCTTGGGTGGATATGCCTTGCATGGCTCGCCTCTCTTGGATTGGGGATGCTCTCGGCGGGAGTTATCACCGGCGCTCTGATCCTATTGTCCGCATGGGCAGTTCATGTGCTTGTCGAGGAACCAGCCAGAATGCTTGGCAAGGGTCTTTCGTCGGCCCGAAACGCCGCGGCTACCGGCTCTGTCGCGAAGAGCTGACCGTGCGCCAAGGTCTCCCAGCTACCAGGTGATCGCCTGAACAGCAGCAACAGTCGTCGCAGCGGCGATCTCCGCTTTGAGCGTTGAGCGCTTCTGGAACGCTGCCCACCCTTGCGCAAGGATCGCCAGGTACAACCCCTGAAGGTCGGCTAGGGTGAACGGGACTTCCGTATTGTCTGCGGCCTTCCAGAAGAAACCTGGAGGGGTTGCGCCCGCGATCTGGTAGCCCTGCGTCGTCTGCATGACCAGAGTTTGACTGGCTGCGTCTGCCTCGAATGTTTCAGTGGCGCCTCCAGCCGTCTTGAAGCCCACGCTCTGCTGGATCGCGTTGTAGTAGGCACTATCGACCAGCGCGGACTGGCTAGCCTGTGCTGCGGCGAGCAATTGCGCGGGAGTCGGCGCGGCGGGCGGGACCAGCACGCCGTTGGCTACGGTATAGCCGCCGCCAATCGCCGCCTGCCATTGCGCCTCGCAGATCTCGATCGCGGTGACGCCGTCTGGAACCGGGCTGTCAACGGAATCGTAATAGCCGGTGATCGCGCCTTGCGCATTGTAGGTTGCGTATTTTTGACCCATGTTTTAGTACCCGATTGCGACGATGTAGAAGCCAAGGGCTGACGTGATGGCGCCCGACGAAGCTAGGTAGGTTGTGAGCGATGCGGCCGTCTTTGACAGGCCGTTGACCGACGCAATAGTGTTGCCGCCGGAGGTGATCGCTGCGGCGCCCAGACATGCGTTCGGGAATGCCAGCGGGAACGTGATCGTTAGATTTGGCGAGCCGGTGCCTGACGAGACCCCGCTCGACCATTGGAAGATCATGCCGTTTGGAAGTTTCGTGTAGCCTGAGGATCCAATCGAAGACCCGAATTGGCCGAGGTTCACCGCATGGTTGGACTGGGTGCCCGCGGTGACCTGCTGCGCACCGCCTGCGCATTCCATCAGCACACAAATCGGATTGCCACTGTTCACGCCGGCAATCGTCGCGTGCATCAGCACTGCTGTACCGCCGACGACGAGTTCGCCGCCCTGCAGAGGCTGAAGTCCGAGTCCGTAGATCGGAATAGCCGTCAGACCGTCAGGCGCATATGTTGATGCACCAGTGTTCGCATGCGCGATCTTCACCTGCTGCACGACGCCGTCGAGCCATGTCCCGGCGACGAGCGGCGTTGCATTGACAGCGCTGTATGCGTTCGCAGCGCCGGTGTCCGCGAGCACGACGGTGTTCTGCCCGAGACGCTTGATCGCCGACAACACCTGGGTGTACGTCGTCTTGCTTGGCGTGATGCCAGCCGCCACAACGATCGCGCGCAGCTCTTCCTGAATCATGTTCAACCACGATCCACGAACGTTCGTCGCGGGCGTGCCTGCCGTCGGATTGCCTTCGGTGAAGTAGCCTTCTGCGCCGGCCGCCTCAGGCGTGGGCAGCGCCGTTGCGGCGGTCGAGTCATCGATACGGAACATGTGGCCTCTTATGCGTATGCAAAAATTGGGATCGTGTGAGCGGGCATCGCTGCCTTGAATTCACACTCAAGAACGTCGTTTCCCCACGCTGCTAGCGGGTCGCCTGCAGCCATTGCGCCCGCCACAGCGCGCACGATCGTGCTCAGTGGGGCCGTGACCTTCCAGGCGAAATTCCAGTCATACCCGCAGCACGGGTCGCCAGCCCGCAGCATCCCGGCACGAGCCTGCGTGAACTGCGTGATCGTGACGTTGTAGCCGAGGTTTGCTGCGAAAGCCGTCAGGCTTGCGATCGACGGGCCGCCCACCCCAACAAATCGAGCAACAACCTGCGCCTGCCGTTGCGCGATGGTCGGCGCCGCGCCGGCGCAAGGATCAGGAAGGCCGAGCGTCGACTCCCACTCGGGAAGCAGCTCGTAGGTCGTCGCAGGGAATGAATCGACGAGCAGATAGTTTGCCCGGGCCGTCGCACGCTCATAGCTTGGCGCGAGGCCGGCGAGAACCTGCGTCTGGACCGCGTCCGCCGCGCGCGGCCAGATGCGGCCGCGCGGCATGAGACCCTGCATCGCCCTCAGAAAATCAGCAGCGACTAAACTCGGTGCGCGCATGGGACCTCAGACATAGTCCACCGCTGCGAGCACAGGCAACTGCCCGAACCCGCTGGTGATATTCCCCGGATATGTCGTCGTGGTCGTGCCGACGACGCCTTGAATAAGCGTGATCAGAAAGCCGCTCGTGCCGGATACAGATCGAATCGCCGCCGAAATGTCGTCGCGGTTGATCGTGCCCGCGCGCGGATCACCGTTACGGAACAGCACGTCGGCGATCGCTGACGAGATCACAGCCCGAGTCGCCGTCGTCGTCGAAGTCAGGCCGGACAGCGTGACCGTCAGATTGTTCTCGACCGGCGAGCACGAATAGACTAGCGCGGTAACCGGCTGCTTCGCGACGATGTAGTCGGCGACGACCAGTTGATCGCCGGTGGCGACGGTCGCGCGCGGCAGGCCGCCCGGACCTTTGTCATTCTGCGAGATGCCGTTGGTCCCCTGCGGAAAACCGCCGTGCGTCGATTCGGCGTTGTCCCACATCGTGTAGACAACGACTGTCCCAGCGCCAAAATTGTTGGGCGCACACCATGCGCGCGTGACCCCCGCCACTTCGAGCGCCCACTCGACGTAATCGTCGGTGTCCCCGCCCTGCGGCGTGCCCTGATAGGCATCGAGCATCCGGGTCCGCAGATCGTCATCGACTTCTATGTCCGCACCGGATTGCACGGTCGCCGCGACCGCACCGCCTTGCTGGATGCCATCGACTGCAACGCTCAGCGAAACAGCCGTTCCAGCATCGGCATTGCCCGCAGATCCCGCGACGTCGGCCACAATCGTGACGGACACGTTCCCGCTTCCGTCGACGGTACCCGTTGTCGACGTCGTGTATGTGACGCCGTCGCCGCGCGCGATGGCCGTGCCGGCGCTGAGCACCTTCCCCGTCGTTCCGGGGAACTGTGCCGTCAGTTGCGCCTGCGTCGCCGCCTTCCGGTAGACGTCCTTCAGCGCTGACCAACCCTCAAGATACTCGTCCTCCGCGGTGAACGGGACGGCCATTCGGGCAATCCAGTCCAGATAACCGAACTGGAGGTTGCACATTGCAGCCTGCACCTTGCCAATGATTTTGAGCACGGCAAAGCGCAACAGCGCATCAGCGCCCTGAAGCGCGGACGAAATGTCGGCCGCCACCTCAGCGAGCAAGATGGAGAGCGTCTTTCTTTGAAATGGCATGTCAGGAGAGCTGTTGCCAGGCCCACGCGTACGTCATCGAAATCTGCGAGCCCGTCGGTTGATAGAGCGTAATCTGCACGCCGAGGAATGTGTCGCGCACCCACTGCGTTTGCACATCGATACTCGCGACGACGCCATCATCCGCGAGCCACTGAAGCGCCTCGTTGATGTAGTCGCGCGCGTGGTTCAACACTTCCTGCGTTTGCTTCGATCGGTCGAGCAGCCAGAGCCGCGAACCGATCGATTTGTCTTCGCCGATGTCGCCCCACCAGCCGCGCGGATCACCCGTTCCATCCGGAATCGCGTCGTCGAGATTCGCCGCTCGGTCGGTGAAGATGCTGACAAGCACTGCGGTCTGGAGATCGTTTCCAGTGACGAGCACCGGTGCGATGAACTCCCAGTCGCCGCGGCTGTTGTCGACGTCCCAGATGACGGAGATGTCGGACATGCGTTACTCCTGTTGCGTCGGCGGCTGTGTATTGATCGTGCTGCTGCCCGTTTGGACGTTGTTGATCGGGTGCACGTGAGAATTCGCGACCTGGCGCATGCCAGCAACCGTCCGCGAGTTCGTCTCGTAGTTGTCCAGGATGTCGCCCTTGCACTTCAGTAGCGGCGTATCCGCGATGACTTCCGGCGCATTCGTGATCGTGACCGGGTTGCCGCCGCCATTGACGATTATTCCCGACGCCGAGAGATAGACCGATTGCCCGTTGTTGTCGTGAATCGCGACCTCGCCGGAGGCTAGCGCCGTCATTCGGTATTTCGCGTTCGACGTGGCAATCACGAAGCCGTCGTTGCGGTCGCCGTTCTTGAAGGCGATCAGCGCCTGCGATCCGGCCGGCGGATTCGACGTGAAACCGTATTCCGCGTAGCGCGGCACGTCGGGGATCAGCTCTAGCGGGTTCAGCCTAACCTGCAATGTCTGGACGCCCTTCGAGTCGTCGACAAGCGCGATCGTGCCGCGCGCCATCAATAACAGAATCCGGCGCGCAAGCCTGTTCAGTTGGTCAAGCACTATTGCTCCGCAGGTGTTTGCGTTGATTCGTCCATCGGCAGCACATCGAGTGCGATCGGCTCCGGCAGGAAGCCTTGACGCGGCCCGAAGACAAGCTCGGCGTGCGTGCCCTTCTCGCTCAGGATGAACGTCACCTCAGCAAGCAGAAGAATCGTGTTGTCCGGGACACCAGCCAAGGCGGCCGAGACCGGATAGTTGACGTTGACAAGCCAGGGCGAGCCGCTTGCGTCGCGCCAGTTATCCACCAGCGCGCGCACGCGCCGCGCGCGGCCGTATGCCCGCGAAGCCATCCAGTTGACGCGCTTCTCGATGAAACGCCGGTCTGTCGCGCTCTGTTCAGAGACGAAATATGTCGGCCGGGTTCGCCCTGAGTTGGCGGCTGTGCCCGTTGCCGCGACCGTAACGACCGGCAGGTTAGCTATGCTCTCATCGTCCGCGCCCATGCTATAGGCGCTCAGTACCGCGTTGTACGTGCTGAACGTTCCGAGCGTGCTCTTCGTACAGACGATCGCCTCGATGTTGCCGCCGAGCGCGACGCCCGATCCGCCAAGCTCGGTACCGGCCTGCGAAAGGGTCAGTTCGCCCTCTTCGCTCTCGTAGACCAGCAGCCCGCAGTACCGCGCGTATCTCTCGATGACTTCCCACGCTGTCTCGGTGATGCTGACAATCTGTCGAGGTAGCGCAGGCAATGCGTCGAGAACCGCCTGCGTACCATTCGGTGGCACGAAGACATCGATCGAATACGGGGTCGCGACGCTCGTGCACAGCGCCTTCAGTCCCGTGTTCGCGTTGATGCGATCTATCCGGCAGGAGCAGTCAACGAGGTCGGCGAGCTTGCCGCGGCCCGAAATCGTGATGTCGTGCGAGGTCGGCGTCAGGATCGTCTCGATGGTCTCGACATATCCAGCGAGCACGACGTCGCTGCCGATCGAAATCGTCACCGGCGCACCCTCGCGCGACACCAGCTTGAGTGTGTTCGCGTCAGCCGAGCACGTCAGCAGAAACGAAGATGTCGCGAACTCGATCGAGCGCGTGATCCGGACCGCCTTCCAGCCTGTCAGGAGCAATCCGTCCTGCGTCAGCAGCACGCGCACTTCATCGGCGCCGGGCGCAGCGCCAACAGCGTCGACAATGCGATCTGCATTCGGCATCAGAAATTACCAGGCGAGTAGGCGTATTGATCGCCAAGCGGGGCTTGCTGGCGGTCCGTTTTCAATTGCGTGTCGACGTTCGGAGACGACGTGACGTTCGTGCTCGTGCCCGGCGGCGGATTCTTGTGGACGATTTCCACCCGAACCTTCCCGGGCTCGCCCGTCGCCTGCCCGAGCTCCTCGTCCAATTGCCGTGCGATGCCGGCCCGGATGTTTGCCTCGCCAGGGTCTTTCGGCCGTTCATAAAGCGATGAAATCCGCGCGGCCGCCTCGTCCGAGCGGTTGGTATCGAACAATGCGCGCCCGGCCGCAGCCTCGTTGTTCTGGAGCTCCCAAAGCGAGTAGCCGAGTTGCTCTTCGTGGCTAGCAGATGCCAGCGGCCGTCCGAAGGTGCGCTGGTACAGGGCCTGCCTGTCCGGATGCCATTGAAAAAGCCCTACCGCATTCCCGTTGTCTCCGACGGCGCGCTCGTCAAGGTGACTCTCGCGGCTCGCGTTGGCCACCATGCCGATCGCACGCTCGCGCGAGAGGCCGTGGTTCACGTACCACTCAACATCGGACCGGGCCCGCTCGAGCTGCAGACCATTGCCGACAGACGTTTTCTGATTCAGTTGAGCCATCGTCGCGGGCCCGTTGCCGCGCAAGAGGTTCCCGAACTGCTCGAACCCGTCCCAGATCCTTTGTTCGGTGCTGTTCGCACCGTTCGGCTGTGGCTTCGGCCTGCCGCGGTTACTCGCCGCGTCGAAGAAGAACTGGATCCCACTCAACAACGAGTTCATCGCCGGCTCGACGCCAGTAAGGACCGACGTTTTCAGGCCGTCATACGTGATGCCCAGCTTCGCTGACGCATCGGCGTATTCCTTCGCACGCTGGATGTCCTGCTCGTCCGGGACGTACGCCTTCGCGTTTGCGAGATCGGCGGCAACCTGAGCCGAGCCTCGATCCAGAAAGTCGACCAGCGATCCCGCGCCTGCAGCGTTCAGGAAGTTCTGTGCACCGCCATACTTGCCTTGGCCGCGCAGCGTCTCCGCGTATGCCGCCAGCTTCGTCAGCACCGATTCGATCGACTCAAGCCGGTTCGGGTCAGTCGAGATGCCCGCCGCCTGAAAGCGCTTGAGCGCCTCGGGGTTGCGGTTGTTGATTGCGTCGCTGTACGTCTGCCTTACCTGCTCGATGCCAGCGTTTGCCTGCTCGGGCGCTAGCCCTGCGAGGCGCCCGGCGTACTGCACGCCGAATGCCGTCGTTGTCGCGAGGCCGCTACGCACCGCCAGATTGCTCATCGAGCGCACCGACGACGCCCACTGCGATTCGAGCTGGGCAATCTTGAACGTCAGCGCCGTGACGCCGCCAATGATCCCCGCCTTGCCGACGAAGCTCGCAATCTCAGAGATCGCGCCGCTGCTCGAGCTGAACCCTGCGGTGATCGAACGACCCAGGCCGCTCAATTTCCCGCTGCTCGCCTGCGCCTGCAACTTCGTCAGGCTGTTCGTCACCTGTGCGATCGGGCCTGACGCCTGATTCTTTGCGGTGATCGCGATGGAGATTTTGCTTGCCATTGAAGCCGCTCAAGGATCAGGTCGCCAACGCCTTGAAGGTCGTCGGCATGAATGCTGGATGCACAGGATTCGCTTGCGCGACGAGCTCGTCAGCGCGCGTCGGATCGCGATACAGCCGCGTCGCCAACGCAAGCGAGGGAAGCGTCGACGGCAGTGTGAACGTCTTGATCGCCGACAGTCCCGCGCCGCGTTTGTTCAGGTCGGCGACAACCGCTTCCCGCAGCGTCGAGAGCGCTTCATAGGTCTCGTCTTCACCCTGGTCGCCCGCGACCGTCATCTCGGTATCGATCAGGCCTGTCACGAGGTCGCGCACGCGCGCCGCGTCATCGCTCGACGTCGGCTGATACGTCGACGATGCCTGCGCGACGGAACCGATTGCAGTGCGCCTGAACAGATCGCCGCAGGCCGACTGCATATTGCCCATCGCCGTGCCGATGACTGACGTCGTCGTGCCGGCGTCGGCCACGAACGTCGAAAGCGTCGACAGCAGCCGGATCGAATCATCGGGATCGTTCGTCGCCGCCAGAACCGCTGACGCGACACCCTGCACTGACGACGTGAACGCATCGACCGATGAGGCATCGAACGACGCGGCGGCCGATGCCATCGTGGCGGCAGCAGTGCTTACCGATGCGCGCGCGGCCGTCGCGGCTTCGATCATCGATTCAGTCGTCTGGCTCGACTGCACCGACGAGCTGGGATACTTGCTGAAGGTCGGCACCGTCGCGCTGCCCGAGAACCGGCCGAAGTCGCCCGGCAGGTTGAACAGCAGCTGGAACAGGTTCCGCGCGTCGCCAACGATGTTCTTCGCGTAGGTGTACCAGCCGAGCGCCGTATTGACGACCGTGCCGAGCACGGCCGCGCCATACGAGATGGCGGTCAGTGCGGTCTTCGCGAAGTTCAGCGCGGCGGCAGCGTTCAGGCCTGTCACCGCGTTTAGGACCGACTGCGTCGTTGCGGTTTCAGCAGTCGGGTACGTGCGCTGGCCGGCTTCGATGAACTCGAACTGAAATTCGAAGTACCGACCGTGCTGCCAGTGCTCGATGCTGCGGAATCCGTCGAGATTGACGGACAACCGGCCGAGCGTCGGGTGGATCAACTCCCCATCGCCCGCTGTTTCGACCGCCGCAATCATCACGTCGCGCTGCGCGATGACGTCGTCGCCAATGACGAAGCCATGCATGCGAACCCGCCGCGCGCCGCGCCCCAGATCCTCGATCCACGGCGTGTCACGCTGCGGATACTGATGCATCTGGTTGCGCCGGCCGAATGCGGCCTCGCTGCCGAGCGAGACGAACGGCACGCCGCGGTACGACGCCGGCCGCAGCTGATCGAAATACGACTGCGCGGAACCGCCAAGCCGCGCGGCCAGTGAGCTGGCCAGATTTGCGATGCCTGAGGCGGTGCTGAGCACGGCGCCTGCGCCGCCACCGATGTTCATGCGCCAACTCCAATGCGTTTGCCCAGGCGACGTGCTCTTTCGAGCCAGCGCAGGGTCTCGGATTCTGTCATCTGCTCGACCACATCCGGAGTCCAACGCATCATGTGCGTCAGCTCGGCGAGACGGTCATCCCACCACTCCGGAATCGAGATCCGCGCGGCGATCAGTCGTCCGAGTCCGGTGATCGCCGAACCTGAAAACCGTTGAAATACGCCGCTGCAGCGAGGAAGTCGCGCGCGCACATCGCCCGCACCGAGCTTTTCGGCACTTTACCAATCAGGCTGATCAGCGCCACCATGCGCGCGAACGGGCCGCCCGCCGCTTCGGCTTTGCGCTTCTGCTGGTTGGTCGGCTCGCACAGCGTCAGCGACGCCAGATTTAGCGCGCTGTCTTCCTTCGTGAGTTGGACGGGAGTCATCAACTCAATGACGGTCTCGTCGGCGCTCCGCTCCGGATTTCTTGCGGCGTCGAGGCCGAACGAAGCAATGAACTCCTCCGCCTCGTCGATCTGGCTTCCGTACATCTGGTCGATGACGTCGATCGGCACTGCGCTGAGCAGCGCAATCAGTGCGATGGACGTGCCATACACGCCGGCCGACTGCTCGGCCTTCTCATAGTCGCCGGCGAGTGGCTCGCGGAGCGTGATTTCTGCGACCGTCTTCGCCGTATCGCCATTACCATGCGTCAACGGCTTGCGCAGCACGATCGTTTTTGTGTCGCTCATCGCTTATTGCTCCGTGACTGCGTTTTGCAGGCCTTCCCAGCGACAGGTGAATTTCGCTTCGGTCGTGTCGACCTCCTGCGCTTCCACCGTCCACATATTGCGGCCGATCACCGTTTTTCCGTTCGCCAGCTCGAGCACGAGTGTCACGTTGCTCATCGCGTTGAACGCGGCGAGACTCAAACCGCCCGAGTCGCGGATCGACGCGCTGATGTACGGCGCCTTCGGCATCTCGCTGAAGCCGTGCACGGTATCCTGCCCCGACTTCGTCTCGCGCGTCACGCTGCCGACGTCGTATTTCAGCTCACCCTCAAGCTGGTAGTTAACCCCGTCGGCGGTCAGGTACGCGGTACCGGCGATGAGGCCTGTGTTGTTCGCCATTTACGGCTCCCAGAAATGACAACGCCGCCCCGATCAGGGCGGCGCTATGCGTTGACGGACAGATCAGGACTGCGTGGTCGACAGACGGAACTGCGCCAGCAGCGCGAAGATGCGCAGCTGATTGATCAACGTGCCAGGCCATAGCACGTCCACGCGGTTCGGATTCGAGGCGTTCTGCTCGACCACGATCGACTGCGCGAAGATGTCGCTGCCTTGAACGTAGCCCTCGTACTCCATCGCGCGATATTCCGCGATCTGGTCGGCCTTGATGATCTTCGGCGTGACGATGCCCGAGCCCGGCGCGAAGCGCGTACCGTCGGCCGCGAGCTTCACGCGCGCGTACTTCGTCGTCACCATCGTGCGCAGCCGGCGCAGCACGTATGTCAGCAGGAACATCGTCTCGATTTCGAGATAGCTGTTGTCCGGCTGACCCGACGCGTTCGTCTGGTACGTCGTGATCAGGTTCTCGATCGCGACGGTGCCATCGTCCGCGACGGTGAACGTCGAGATGCCGTCGTACAGCAGCGTGTTGCGCTGGCTGAGGTTGAAGCGCGACTGCAGCGGCGGCGCCAGCACACCGGTCAGCGCGACCGTCTGCATCGGGATGCCCGGATCGGCGCGCACGCTCACCGCGGTGACAGCCGCGACCGACGCGGCCCACTGCCACGGTGGCGTCGGCGAGTCGTTGAAGCCCATCACCGTTTCGTGCTGGTTGTTCCGAGCGGTGCCGAACGTCGTGAGATTTGCCCACGTCGCGCGGTACGCATAGAACGCGTGACCGAACACTTGCTGCTCCCAACTCCAGCGGCCGGTCGAGTCGTTCAGGAACGCCTTGATCGCGTCCATCGACGTCGTGTCCGTGAACGCGCACGCGATGAAGTCGAACGGCATGTCGAGCAGATTGCCGAGCGCGGTGGTTAGCACCGGGTTCGTCGCGCCACCGGACATCGCCGTGATAGTCGCAGCGAAACCGGTCGGGAACACCTCGCCATTCGCCGCGCCTTGGTAGTTGAAGCGGAGGTCGATGTCGTTGCCGACGAGGCCTTTGTTGTCAGCCGTCAGCGTGACCGTGTTCGTCTCTGCGCTCGCCGTCACCGGCATGCCCGGAATCAGGTTGATAGCCGCAGCGAGAGCCGTGGCGACTTGCGCCGTCGTCTGACCGGAGGCCACCGCGATCGAAACGAGTTGGCCGGCGATATACAGCGCCAACGTGCCGTTCGCCGTCGGCGCCGAGGTGATCGCGATCGAGCCGGTCGCTGCGGTCGCACCGGCAGCGTCCGCCAGCGGCAGGCACCACAGCTCGCCGAACTGGTCGTTCTGGCGGTATGCAGCGGTCATCAGAGCGAGCACCGAGTTCGCGCCGAATTGCGTGTTCGCGTCGCCGGTGCCGGCCGACAGCAGCGGCGTGTTCGCGACCGCCGCGCCAGTCGTCATCGGGCCGATGAGCAGCCCGCGCTGATTCGCAACCGCCGTATTGGCGTGAGAATTGTCGATTTCAGCGAAGAACAGCGGGGTGCGCAGGTTCTGCGGAATTTGTTTGAACGGGACGGTCATTGCGCGTCACCCCCGGCCTTCTTCGTTGCGGTTGCGGACGGCGCGGATTCGATGACGACGTCACCGTCGTTCGCCGCGCGCGTCCAGAAAATGTCGCCTTCCGGCACTTCGATGCCTTCAGGTGGCAGAAACTGCTTCGTGACCGGATGCCGCACTTTGAGGCCCGGTGCAGGTTTGACGATCATTCGTCACTCCTTTAAGTGAATGTGGCCTTGACGAAGCCTTCAGCCCTGCCATCAGGCCCTTCGGTTCGCGGCGCCGGCGTTACTGCGTCAGGGAAAGGCGGATCCGGGTACGTGGTCGTGGGATCAAACACGTTGACGAGGTCCGCAGTCAGATCGATTTCTGTGAGCTGCGCGGTGACATCTGGATAGAACGTCTCGAACATCTGCACGCCGAGCGCGATGAGCATCCCGCCAACGTGCGCTTCGCCGTCGGCGCTCACGTCAGTCTGCGTCCGCATGAACGGGAAATCCTGCGCTAGCGCGCGCAGCGGCACGCTTTTGAAGATCGCCGCCTCAATGTCAGCCTGAAGACCTTCGAGCGCAAGCAGCACGGCAGGGCCGGATCGCTCCGACACTTCGACACGCAACTCAAAGACGCTCACAGTGTCGAAAGAGGTCTGACCGTTGTTGCCGCGCGACCGCTTCTCTTCGCCGCCGTATCGCACCTTGATCGCCGGCAGCTTCGCCGCCGTCACGTTCCAGTCGCCAGGCGAATACAGATTCACGCCCTGCACAGTGCCGAGAACGGACAGCAGCACAGCGCGGAATCCCGCGCGCGCGGTCGGATCAGACATCGGTTTGCCCCGGTACGTTGAGCATCAAGCGAGCGCCGCCCTTGCCATCGGAGTGCACCTCACGCACTTCCCATTGCTCACCCGTTCCGACGATCAGAAGCTGGTCGCCTTGCTGCGGGAGATAGTTCGACGGGAATTGCGACAGCTGCACGCCAAGCGTCGGCTGAGACGTCGAAACCAATGATCCGGTCTCGACGTTGACGGCGAAGAACGCCTTGTCGTAGACGCCGGCAATCTGGAATGGCAGCCCGGTGAGCGGCATGTATGTCACCGGTTCGCCGAAGACACCCATCAGAGGACCGATGACCTCGGCATTCCAGTTGATGGGCATTACGCCTCCGAACGACCGCCGACGAGGACTTCCGGACGCGTGCACATGTACAGCGGGTATGCGTATGTTTCCATCTTCCACCACATGCGACGATCACGATCGATGATCGGCAGCACGTACACAGGCGCGCCCGGCTGATTGACGAATTCTGCCGATTCGCCAGGGGCCATCACTTCCTGGAAGATGCCAGGTGCATCCGTGGGGAAGAACTTGACCTTGTCGTCCGGGATCTTGACGGTCGCGTTGTCGTCCGAGCCGCGGTAGTTGACCCACGTGATTCCAGCGAACTCGAAGAAGTTGAACGCGTCGCCGAACGCATCGTTGCGGATGTCCACAGCCCCTTCCCAGTTCAGGAACGTGCGGATCACATCCGGGTGGTTGCCGAACTGGTCGTAGAACGCGTCGCCGCATAGCGCCATGATCTTCGTCTTGTTCGTGAACGCGCCTTGCGCCTTACGAGCCATGTAACGCTTGATGCCGTTGATGATCGGGCGAAGGGTGTTCGCTGCAGCGGCGGGCAGATTGAATCCGACTTCAGTCGCCTGCGTGATCTGGAATTCGTCGAACCAGTTGTAGAGAACGCTCCCGTCCGCTGGGTTTAGGACCATGCCCTGAACTGCTGCCAGGCGGAGATACTCCTTCGTGTACTCGACGCTCGCCAGAAGACCGGTCGGGCCTGCGAGACGACGCGCGACTTCACGCTCGAGCTGCATCGGCACCGTGACGATTTGACCCGTCGGCCCCTCCGGAAACTCGCGGATGTTCTGGATTTCGTACGTGTAGATCGTGTCGTCGTGCATCAGACGCGGCACGTCGAAGTAGCGCATCTTGCGCTTTTCGGTCGTGCGCTGCGTGCCTTCTGCCCCGCGCTCGCTGAAGCCGATCAGCTTCAGCGTACCCGTGCGCTCTTCGACCGACACGGCCGTCGTGCGGATTGGATTCGGATCGAAAATGTTCAGTTGACCCAGCGCGCTCGGCTGGTAGGGGTTGCGTTGCACACCCTGCGTGAGGGTCAGCGCGCTGAATGCGTCGCCGTTGAAAATGTCGATGATTTCGCCAGCCATGGCTTATTCCTTAAAAGAAAAGCCGCCTTGGTGGCGGCCTCAATGCATTCATGAAAAGCCGCCCGAATGGCGGCGTCTGGTCAGGTGGCGATCAGCGCGGGATGATGGTCAGCGCCTTCAGCTGCGCGAGCGCGGCGGTGATCGCAGCGGCGCTCATGCCCGTCGGCCACACCAGTTCCGATGCGTTGACTTCGACGAGGCGAACGACCACGGCGCACGGCTTGTCCGCGCTCGTGACATCCTTCGTCGCGAACAGAATGGCGCTGGGGACCTGCGAGCCGTCCGTGTTGGCAGGGTCGAAGGGCTTGTACTTGCCCGAGCCGGCCGCCACCGTGACCGCGAAACTGTCGCCCGGCACGAACGCGGTGCCGCCTGCGGTGATCGTGAACGAGAGACCACCGGCCTTGAATGCAACGCCCGTGGTGCCGTGACCCACCTCAGCGCCCGTCGGATCGGAGACGACGAAGTGCGTTGCATCGTCGAATTCGACGGAGTAGACGCCAGCCTTGGCGGCATAACCAGCAGCAGTCAGCGAGCCAAGCGTACCGTTGCCGGTATTGGCGCCACCGGCAGCCGACGTGATACCCGGGTTGCCGGGCGCTGCAGTGGTCGTCACCGTGAACGTATCGCCGGCCACGAATGCGGTACCGCCGGCCGTGATAGTGAGGCCGACACCGAGAGCACTGAATGCGACGCCCGTCGAGCCGGTTGCGGTCTGCCCGTCCGGAGCGGTGACCGTGAAGGCCGTCGCGGAGGTGAACAGAATGTTGTAGACGCCGATCATCGTCGCCGGCGCCGCTTGCGCGGTGATCGCGCCGAACGTGCCGTTACCGGTGTTCGCGCCAAGCGCGGCAGCCGCCGCCGTCAGCGCGGATGTGATGATGCCGAGTACGGTGCCAGCCAGCACCTTGACGCCACCGGTCAGCGTGCCCTGTTCGATCGATTGATGGCCGTTCGCCTGCGAGACGAGAAAGCCACCGTTGTGCCAGTTTTCTTGAAACGGCGTATAGGTCGGGTTACCCATGATGGTTCAGTTCCTTTGGGGCAGAAGGTTGATTAGCGGCGGGAAGGGTTTGCGGCCTTCAAATTCGCGTCCCAGCGTGCCGCCAATGCCTGCTGAGGAGACTGCTTGGCACCAGCATCGACGCCAAGATTCGGATTCCGCGCAGCCCGACTCGCATGCGATGCCGATGACGGAGCGGGCGTGCCTTCCAGCGTCGCGAGCGCCTCCGCACGGCTCATGCGCGTTTTGAACGCGAGGTTCGCGGCAAGCATCGGGTTTCGTCCGGCGGCCGGTGAGGCGAAGATCGCGGCGCAGCGCGCCTGTTCGCGAAGACGTGCACGAGCTGCTGCGCTTTTGCCTCGCATTTCTTCATCGTCATCCTCGGCGTCCGGATCGGTATCGTCCTGCTCGCCGCGAGCGCGAGCTTCTTCCTCTTTTTTCTTCTCCTCTTCCGCTTTGCGCGCTTCTTCCTTTTTCTCTTCCTCGGCCTTGCGCGCCTCTTCGTCCTGCTTGTCTTTCTCTTCCATACGCTTCGCGTAGTCTTCGTCGGACTCGTCTTCGCGCTGCTTTTCTTCATCGTTTTCCGCGCGCGACATGCGCGAGGAGAGCCCGGCGAGATGGGCGAACGAAAGCCCGCGCGCCGCGAGGGAACGGATTGTCATAAAAACCTCTTAGGGTTTGGGTAGTTCAACCCAGCTCGGCGAGCAGGGATCGGAAAGCTTCGTCCGGCGCCATGACGGCATCGGCGAAGCCGATTTCGACGCCTGCGGCGCCGAGAAACGTGGATGCCTGAGTGCCGCGCACGGCCTCAATCGACATGTTGCGATTACGAGCGACCGTTGCGACAAACAATTCACCAAGCTCGTCGACGTCGGCCTGGAATCTATTGAAGGCCTCGTCCGTTAGCGGGATCTCGCTGTGACCGTCCACTTTGCGGTCGCCATAGTGGAAGAACGTCACAGCAATTCCGGCGTTGTCTAGCGCCTTCGATACGTCGACGTGTGCAGCCACAACGCCCACCGAGCCCGTTCCACCGGTTCGGGGAACGGTAATTTGCTCGCACGCACTGGCCAACGCGTATGCGGCTGAGTAGGCGACCTCTCCGCAGATAGCCAAGCTGGGTTTGATGCTTCTTGATTTGTATATGAGATCTGCGAGATCAAACAGTGCGGCGCAATCTCCGCCTCCGCTTTTAATCGAAAGCGCTATCGCCCTGGCTTTCGGGTCGGCAAGGGCAAGAAGGTAGTTAGCTCGGATACCGTCATAACCCGTGACGTCGCCCCAACTGTAGATCGTTCCCAACTCCTGAACCAGCGTGCCCAGGACTGGAATGACAGCAACGCCTTCGATGAGCTCATATCCCCTATCGAAGCTAGCTCCATCGTCAAAATCGCGTGCTTCAATACCCATAGCGGCCGGGAAATAGCCTGGGTGGATGGCGAGAGGCTTGCCGAGCAGATTACCCGCTAGTTTTGTCGGACTGACTATCATTCTTCGCTTTCCTTGCCTTGGCTTCTTTCAGTTGCTGACCTTTCGCAGCCCTTCGTTCCGGCGTCCACCACGCGATTCGTTTCGCCGCCGCCTCCGGAGACTGACAGGCGGTGCGAGCAGAAGCCAACCGATTCTTGGCCTCTTCAGAGGCGCAAATCTGCTTCAGCTTTTCTGAATGTGCAGCGCGACGCTCCGGATCTGCCCATTGGTTTAGAGCCCGTTGACGGCGAGAGTCGGACTCAGCCAGCTTTCGTTCTGGCGTCCATGATTTTTTTGCGGCCTCGCTTTTCTTCCTTCGCATTTCTGGAGTCGAACTGGCTTCCTTTTGAGCAGCGACGCGCATCATCCGCTGGGTCGGGTCGGCCCATAAGGCCCTTTGCTTGGCTGATTGCCGAGCTTTCCAATTCGGGTCCGACAGCGCTATCTTTACGAGATCCCCCGTTCGGCGGCGTTCCTCAACGCTCTCATAGCGGCTCTTGTGAACGACGGACAACTTCAACCGCGTCTCTTCGGATGGGACGAATCCCGGCGCCCCCTCGCCACCGTCCGTGTGGTTCGTTAAATTGTCGGTACCGTCCGCGGATCGATAGAAGGAGATCCAGTGCCGCTCACGCTCCTGCCAATCTTCATGCGCCACCTCAATGAGTTCGACGAGAGGGCGCATATCGATCGCTAGAAGAGAGGCGATCCACCGAGACACCCGTATCTTCTGTCTCCGGCTGTCGGAGATGTGTCCGCGCAAACGCGATTCGATCGACCGAACAGTTTTCCCGACATAGCGCACCTCGCTCGTGCGCGGATCACGCAGCAAGTAGATATTGGTTGGACGTTGCATGCACTTCCGATAGCCGAAATAAAAACGCGCCCCGCAGGGCGCGCTTCCGTTTATCGACAGCCTCTTATTGTGGCTGCGGTGTCTCTTGGGGTCTTGCCGCCTCTGCGGCAGCCACGGCTCCAGCCCACTCGGGCGGGGTGAGGCCTGCCTGCTTGAACGCAGCGACCTCAATCGCACGTTGAGCGATTACCTCCTCCCAATCCAACCCCTGCTCGGCGCACTCTTTCTTAAGAGTGGAAAGGCCACCGTCCATACGCATCACACTTCCAGCCGCCTCTTTCGTTGGATCCACCCATCCGCGCGCTACTCCAAGCCAGTCGCATCGCGAATACGCTGTGGCCGCATCGACGAAATCGGGCGCCCCCTTAGGCAACACGTCGTCGAGATCGCCTCTCTCCACGGCCTCTTGAAGCCATGAGGCATAGACGGGCGTCGCTGTTCCCACCTTGAACTCAGTGTTACGTCGAGTCAGCGTCTTCCAACTCTCCAGAAGCGCGGCGCGAGCGCTCGAGTAATTCGTCTTGCTCCAGTCCTGCGTGATCTGCTCGGCAGATACACCGAGCGCCGACGCAATCGATCGGAGCATTTCGTGGGCGAAGTCTTCGAACCCGACGTGTGGATGAGCGGCGTTGACCTGCTTGATTTCCTCGCCTGGAGCAAGGGTAGGAACGCGGACGCCGTTCAGCATCGCCGGGCGATCCTTGGCCCAATCGGCTCGGAGATCCTGATAAAAGCCCATCTCCTGGTCACCAGTTTCGGTGTCCATGGCCGCTTCGATCATCGCCGGGTCGTACGGGCTCGTCACGTACGTGCCGAAGATCGTCGCGACCGTCGCAGCCTGCAACTCGACACCGTAGTAACGCGCCAGCATCTTCGCGTGAGCCAGGACTGGCGTGAAAACGCCGATGCCACGATTTTGACCGGCGCGATCGCGCTCATAGTCGTGAATCACTCGGCGCCATCCATCGTCGTCTTCTCGCTCGACCCGTTCCCACTCCATCGACTCGACGGCGTTGTACCAGTCGTTTTGATGGGCTCTGCGGATGTGATAAGCGACCGGCACGCCGTCGTCATCGATCTCGACGCCACCACGCAGATACTTGGTGTCGAGCATCTGATATGGGTTCGACAGCCGATCGGGATCGACGAGCAGGAATGCTGTCGCATACTGCGCCGCGCCACGGCCGACGCGCTCGGGCTTCCAGTGCGCAACGAACAGACTGTCACCATCGATCAGCTTGTGACGCAGGGCAAGTCGCAACTGTTGCGACATCGTCAATTGTCGAGAGACGTCGTTGTAATGCCCTAGATCTTCCGAATAGGTGCGCCACAGAGCCTCGACGGCCTTTCGATATTCGTCGGCCCATACCGCATCAAACTTCTTGCCGAACCGCCGCAAGTACTGCCAGTCTGGATTCGCCGACAGGCGCATGTGAGCGCCGACGGTATTGTCGAGAATCCGTGTGATGCCGCCGCTAGCCCAGCCGTCGTTCCGTGCTAGGTCGCGCGACCGCGACACCATGATGTCGCGCGAGACGTTGATTTCCGAATCCGCCGAGCGGATCCACGGATACCAGTCGCCCATTTCCTGCGTCTGATAGCTCGCGGCGTCATACGGAAACAGGCTTGAATTCGACACCCGCGTGTGGCCCGGGACGATCGATCCAGTATCCGCGCGCGCACGACCGCCGGCCGGCAGATCCCCGAAGGGCTTGCCGGAAGAATCGACGAGAAGTGACATCAGAAAAGAACCCTTCGTGCGCGTGGATAGTGGCAGATGATCCCAAGTGCCTTTTGCAGCATCAGGATGCTTCGATAGATCTGCGTTATGTCGCTTTGCTGATACGTGACCGACTTCGTGCCGTCGCCCTGGTTATAGGTAGCCGTCACGATCTTCGAGCCAGACGACAGATCGAACTAAGCCGCTTGAAGCGCGGCCAGCCTCGACTGCAAGTCCGCAGTGCTCATGCCATCCGTGATAGCCATTTCTTTCCTATGCGAGTCGGCTCGTCAGCTTTTTCCTGACGGGTCTGACATCCGTTGTTGAGGGCGTTGGGGCTGGCGATTGCTCGGGTGCCGACTGTGGCACCCACGCCTGTTGTGACGCGTCGTAGTCGAGCGGCTGCGCAACGAGATCCGCACGGCGGTTCAGCTTCAATCCGAGGTGCGTCAATCCGCACAGCGCGGCATACGCGTACACGCGACAGTCGAGCGCTTCATTCGCGCGCCCTGGCGGCAGTTCCCACACCCGATATTTCTGGCCGCCCGACACCTTCACAACGGAGCGTTCCGACGTGAGCTGCTCGAAATAGCCTATGTCGCGATCGTTCGGGAAGTGCATATACCCCGGTCCCGGTCCTTCGACGTGCAGGCGGTTCCGAATGGTGTCTTTCGCCGCATTAACGCCGAGAATCACTGGCCGGAAAGATGCTTTCGTCTTTCGCGTCGGCCTCTTGATCGGCCAGACTGGATTACGCTTGCCGCTGACTGCCGACTCGCCCTTGATCGCCCAGACCTTCCGACCGAGACGCGCTTTCGAGAAGTCGTAGACCTTCTGCGTGTGGTGACCACCCGAGTCGATACAGACCGCCATAGCTTCGAACGGTCGCCCATCAGCGCGATGCCAGATGCGATTTAGCAGCGCATCAAGCCTCTCCCACGGCTCGGGCGTTTCCATATCGCCTTCGATCACCTCGTAGGCGATCGACCAGCTTTCTTCGTTGCGGCCCCAACCAACGACTTCGACTTCGAAGCGATAATCCTGCGTGTCGACGCCGATCGTGATCACAGCGACACCGTCCGGCACTTCCGCCGCCCAGCGTTCGCCGCGCGCGAGGAGCGCCTCGAGCCGCAGCACCTTGCCGGAGTTCGGCCGGTACGGCATGCCCGCCTGCGTGTTCCACCAGGTCTGCTTCTTCTCTTCGTCGCCCTCGGCCTTCAGCCACTTCGCGGCGATGTCGGACGGCTTATCCTTCTGCCATGGGCTGTAGAGCTTGCTCGCCTGGAAGCCAGCATGCTCGTTGTCGACCTTCCATTCGCCGCACTCGGGGCACTTGGCGCGATACACCGCGTGGCGATCGCTTTCCCACCAGTCCCACACGACATCGATCGCCGCGGCGGTCGTCGCCTCGCGTGAGTCTTCCGGCCCGCGCCACGCGGCCTCGTATGAATCCAGGGGGACGTGCCGTGCACCGCAGCACTCAAACGGGCGCGTCTGGTGCCACCGTGCGGTTTGCAGCGCACGCAGCCGATCGCCTTCCGACCAAATTTGGCCGCAGGCCTCGCACGAGATGCGAGCCGTCTTCGGGAAATGCTCAACAACGTTGCCGCTTTCGTCGCGACGCTTGTCCCAGTCGACATGCTTGAAGAAGTCCGGGAACATGCGATGCCCGCAGTGCGGGCACGCGATTGAAGCGCGGCGTTGATCCGATTCCTTGTAGCTGGCCTCGATCCGGCTCTCGTCCTCGACCGTCGGCGAGCACGCGCGAATCGACAGCCAGTTGACGCCGAACGTCGCGGTCCGCTCTTCGGCCAGCGCTATCGGCTCGCCTTCGCGGGTGACCGGATACTTATCGACCTCGTCCGCGAGAATCACGCGCACCGGGCGCCGCGCGAGGTTGTCAGGGCTACCCGCGCCGGCCAGCGCCAGGAAGCCGCCGGGGAACGCCTTGAACAGCAGCGTCTCGTCAGCGTTCCGGGTCTTGCTCGTGCCGACGATCTCGCGCAGCACCGGCGTCACACGGATCAGTGGGCTGATCCGTTCTTTACTGAACTGCTCGGCAGCGTCCTCTTTCGGTTGCAGCAGCAGGATCGGGCAAGGATCCAGGTGCGCGAAGTACCCGAAGACGTTCTCAAGCAGCGCGGTCTTCAGCAGCTGTGTGCTCACCATCGTGGTGACGACGTGCACGCCGGGCTCGGTCACCGCGAGCATCGGCCCGCGCGCGACCTCGACAGTCGAGGTTTCCCAGTTGCCCGAGGTGCTGCCGGCTTCCTTCGCAAGCTTGCGGAAGGTGTCGGCCCACGCCGGCACGCTGATGCGCGGCGGGGGGGTCCATGCACGGCGCACCGACGCACGGAGCTTGTCAGCCTTCTCGTTCCGAGAAATTGGCTTCCGGCTCGCCGAGTTGGGCAATCTGCTTGTGGACATGCGCGGTTAGGGTCTCGACAACTCGGTCGGCCTCGACGCCCAGGTCGGCTGCCAAGATCGGACCTACTCTGGTCGGCCAGTTAAGCCACGCATCGCGCTGCGCCCGGAACTCCTCGAAGAGGATTGCTGTTGCGGTATCCAGCTCGACGAGCGACCCGGACTTGCGTTCGTACTCGAGCTGAGCCATCAGCCCCAGGTAGTTCTCTTTGAGGCGACGCGCTTCGTCGAAACTGAGCAATTCAACGTTGCCCGACAGGATTCGACTGGCCACCTCGCCGGCACTCTCGCCGTGCTCGAGCGTTACCCCTTTCGCGGCCTGGGTAACAGACTGCCGCTTGTTACCTCGCGACGCTTTCGAGGCCGGTTCGGTAACAGCCGGAACGCCATCGCGCCGGTAGCGCTTCAGCAGTTTGTTCGACTCTTCGACGTTGACCTCATCGCCGGCAAACACAAGCCAGCCGCGTTCCTTCCACTTCGTGACCGTCTTGCGACTGACGCCGTGGAGTGCTGCGAACTCGCTCTGATTCATTGCGCGATCTGTTACCTGTTACCCAAATTTGAAAATTCAGCGCTGGTGAAAAACCGCGGTGCGCAGTGCCCACGCGTTCGGAAGGGCGCCGGAAGGACCCAACCGACCCCAAAACCGCAGGATTTCACAGTTTCGCGGTGGCGATCGCTTGGTTCAGCGCCGCTTCGAACTCTCGCTCGAAGGTTTCGTTGACGACCTCGAACGCCCTCTCCCCAAATTCGAGATGCTGGCGCACTGGGCGCGCGTCGCCGAACCGGACGAGCAATTTGAGATGCCCTCGCGGGCTTCCTTGCACGACTGAACCACGCTTGCCTCTTACCTTCCTCACGCGAGCCGATGGTGGACGGCGCCAAACGCCGCCGATCGTCTCGCCTGATGATGTCTTGATGCTGCCGATAAAGATGTCTGGACGAGCCTGCAATCGCTTAAGCGCCGTCTTGCCGAAGTTGCCGTACTGATTGAGCAGCGTCCCGTCTTTCGGATTAAGCCACGTCCTGCCCGCGCCGAGCAGTTTGTGATTGCCGCCGAACTCGAACGGCTCTAGATACGCCGCCGCGATGTCCTTGACGAACACTCGCGCCTCGAGATTGCTCTTGAGCGCCCCTTTCACGCCGATCGAATTAACGGTGAAAGGCGTCGGCCGGTCGAACACTTCCGGCATTGCGGCTTTCTCGGCAGCCTGTGCATTCTTTGCCACGGCAGTCAGCGCTTTGGCTGTCGCGAATGGAAGTTGCTGCTTCTCCAGACTGCTCAGCGACTTCGTCAGCCTTTTCAGGTCGTCCGAGACAGAGATCTGGAACACGCGAACCTCATCGTTTCAGCCATGCGGCTGGAAGCACATCGCCGTCAGGCGGACCGTCATATAGCGGAACATCGCGCATCAGACGCGATGGTGCACCAACGGGAAATGCAGTCATCGACACAAGCGCGATCACCTTCTCAGGCAACAGCGCTTGATCGGTTGTTGCGTCGGTGATGATCACAGCCACCGCCTTCTTGCCGTTCTGCCAGATGGCCGAGCGCATCAACGCGAGTTCGCCCACGAGGGCGTCAGCGTCGATTTTCTTGGGTGGACGTGCCATTCATGCACCGGAAATAAAAAAGCCCGGCAAGCGCCAGGCGAATCCATCGACGGGGGTCGCTGGAGGAGACAAATAGAGAGCATGCGCCCTCAGATTGACGTCGCCAGGCTGTGCACTGCGTAGCCGACCTACGCGTTGCGGCGCCAATCTGAAAGCACTTTGAGACCCGCTCGCGGCTCATTACCCTCTGGATCGCATGTAGCGCCAGACGCCGTTGGCCTTGAGCGGTCCCGACATATACGCGCCGTGTGCGCTGGAATTCAATCCAGTCCCAAACACCGATAGGCGTCGCTGTGGCTCACACAGAGCCGTATTCATGAAATCGTTCGAGGTGCGTGCCGTGCTCGCGATTGAGCGTTTAAGTGGCGGTCGTCTCGCTTATCGCTTCATGGCTCACCCCGTCTTCAAATCGCGCGCTGAAATGAAAAAAGCCCGCTGGCGTTCGCTCAGCAGGCTTTTTCTACCGACGCCTATGCCTCCCATCAGGGAAGCAAAAGCTCACGCGCAAGGCGGATTCGGTCATCGAGACCCGACTATAAAACAGATTTCTCGGGTTTACAACCATCTGTACGAACAATTTTTATGATTTCTTTCGCCGACAGCACGGCGATGCGCTTCGATATGGCCGCGTGCGCCTCGGCGAGCACGAGATCAAAGCTGCGGCCGCGTAGTACCGCACGGTGCGTCTTGCGCATTCTCGTCTGCACCTGCTCAGGCGACATGCGCAAAACGTACGTGTACTTCAACACCCACTTCGAAACGTGGTCGGGCATCGACGACCAAGCCGCCTCGATCAGCCACCCGTCCTTCTCAACCGGCGTGACAGCCGACGGTGCACCAGCGCCGTCGCGCAGCGCGACGCACAGCCGCGCCCATTGCGCACACACGCCGTCATGGAACTTCGGGGAGCGCACGGTAAATCCCCAGTTGTCCAGCCGTTCCTCAATGCTCTGAAAATCTCTCATCTATCCCCCGTGCGGTATTTGCTGCATCTCACCATCATGAATACGTCTCGCTGCGCTTTCTGCCGCCCCTTGCGACACATGAATTTGCGGAAGCCGGGTGTGTAGTCTCGGTCCAGATCCCGGCATCCTGCGCATGTCTGTTCTTGCCGCTCCTGCACGATGACCATGGGATCGCGCTGCTCGGCCAATCTCATACACAGCCCACCGATGCACGGTACTTCGCGTAGGGCTTGCGGATGTGCTGGTCGAACTTGGCGCGCGCCGCAGCGTTGTGGTCGAGATCCGCACGGCTCGCGACGCCACACACCGCACGGATGAACGCAGCCGCGTCGCTTGCGCCGTGGCACGGATTTTCCTGAATCAGTTCCACCCAGTCCCAGAAAGCCCGCTCGTTTGACCACATGCCGGCCAGCTTGGCGAGTTCGCCGCCCTTCGGTCGTTGCGTGGTCGCGCTCATGACATCACCGCCGCGAAGCTGATGCCGTGGTGCATCAGCCAAGCCACCAGGCTGTTACGCAGCTCGTCAGCGCGCGGGAACGGGAATTCGATCTGGATGCGGTTGTCGCTCAGCACCTCGATCTGGCCGGTGAGCGGGCAGCCGTCAAACGCGATCAGCTTGGCCAATGTGACACTGTCGACGCGCTGGCTGCTCGAGTCGATCAGCGGCTGCGGCACGTCGGCGTACTGGATGTATGCGTGTGCGCTCACGCTACCTCGCCTTTGCGCGGGCAGTCGGCGCAAGGCTTGCCGGCTCGGATGAGGTTGCAGCAGATGCGAGGCTTCACCGAGTCATCCGCCGCTCGCGGCATCTTCTCGTAATCGACGGTCACCGTGACGATTGCCTCGTATTCGGAACCGTAGTTGCCCATGCGGCTCGACAGTTGAACATTCACGCGCGTACTGTCAGCATGCATTGGCACATCGGCCGCAGCGCAGACTTCCCGCGCGAGGATCTGCTTGATTTCGTCGACGCCAAGAACGGCACGATGCGTCTGCGTGTTCGTGCGCGCTGAATTGAACTTGATCTCGCTCATGCCGTTTGCTCCCTCACGTCCCATTCAAGATCACCACTGGCCAGAAACGCCGCCAGCGTCTTTCGATGCGTGTTCACCCATATCTGCACCCGTAGCGTTCCGTCCGGGTTGTAGCCGCCGTTCGACAGATTCGGCCTCAGGTCGTCGGCGATCTCGATGTCGGCCCAGATATAGTTCCGGCCGAGGCCGCGGTAGTACTCCGTGTGCTCCGGTCCGTAGAGCCGCACAACGTTGAACCAGCCGCTGTGATACGTCGATTGCGCATTGCCGCGCACGCGGCGCAGCGATTTCAGCGGCAAATTCACAAACACCTGCATTACGCTGCCTCCTGCATCGCGATTCCCGTCTTGCGTGCGCGCCGCGGCTCCCACCGAGCCAGCGCATCGTCAAAAGCAGCGCACTTCTCTTCGTATGGCGCGCCGCTGCGGTCGAGCCATTCATGGCACTTGGCGCACCCCGGCACCGTGAACCAGTGCTTTGCCCTGAGCCCGCCGGCCTTCCCGTGCTTCGACTGGTTCGAGTGGCAATCCACCACCGTGGGATCTGCCCAATCCGTCCACGGGCACTTCACGTTCAGGTAGCAAGGCTCGTCGCGGCAGGCATCAATGAACTTGCGACCCTCGGCGACCGTCACGCGCTTGCGCTGCGTCTTCATCGCTGCCTTGCGTGCGAGCCTCTGTGTGTTGCGCTCGAGTTGCGCCTTGAACGGCTTGCGCTCCAGCCGCTTTCCCGGCTTCTTGAAGGTCGAGTTCCACGTCATGCGTCGCAACCCTTACCGATCTCACCCGGGTTGTCGGCGGCCGTGAACCGCCGCCAGTGCACCCAACCGATCAGCGGGCAATGAAAACCCCACTCGCGATACCGCGGGCCCGTGACGAACAGCGTCCAGCATTCGCCGTCGGTCAATTCAAGGCGGTGAGCTGCGCTGCCGAACAGCCGAAGCTTGCAGTCGCCGGCGCGGCGTTCCGTCCGCACGTTGATGCCGCCGTGCGCGATCGTGTGCTCGACGTATTTGCCCCGCAGCAGGATCGACAGGTTCGACCATGGATGATCGTGGAGCGCCCGGTCGTCGTCGCTGCGCAGGAAGCGGTGCAGGTAGATGTTGAAGAAGCGATTACGTGGGATGACCCACCACCGGACCAGGTATGGATCTGCGACATCGCCGATGATGAAGTCCGGCCCGCGGCGCGTAAGGCGCGAGATGATTCGATCAGCGATCTTCATGCGGACACCCCCATCTGAACCATTGCGCGCATCGCGTTGCTCACCACCGGATCGGCCTGCGGCCACCAGGAGCATTCGCGCTCCCGATACATCTCGTCGCGCCGACGCTCCTTTTCCTTCTCGCTCATCACCACGTCCAAACCGTGTCGCTCAGCGTGTCGGAGCCTCAGTTCCTTTCGCGTGAGCGGGGGCGGTCTTACTGCGTTCTCGCCCTTTCCAAGCACGAATACAGCGGAGTTGAATCGGCTTCCGTAATCGCGGATATGCACTTGCTCCGCCTTCATCATCTCGGCGATCAGCCGGCGGATCCGCTTCTTATCGATCCCGGTCGACCTGTACAGATCGGCCTGGCACATACCGCCGCTGGTCCCCAACTGCGCCGCCAGAGTGGCTTTGTCGATCTCGACGGCCCGCGCCGCATTGGCTTTGTGCACTGCAACGGCCATCGCCGAGTGGCTCATATTCGCGTGGTGTGCCTTGTGTACCCTCAGCTTTCGCGCCTCTGCGCGAATCCCGATCGCAGTGCGGCCCGGCAACAGATGCACCTGATCCTCGATCGACAGCGTCGACTTGTAGATCTCCCGGACAATTTCGCGCTCTTCGTCTGACCACTTCGCGCCCATTACTTGACCTCCTTGATCGTGATGCCGCGCGCGGCCATCAAATGACGCTTGATGCGGTAACCCTCGGTGACGCGACCCTTCACGTCCTCGACGACGGTCGCGCCGTTCTGCTCATAGACGAAGTCGGCGACGTACCGCAGTGCTGGCCGCTTGCGGCCGGCGATCACAACCGGCTCGGCCAGGATGAATGGCACCTGAAGCTCGAGCTCGGCGATCTCGCCGCGCACCTGCATCTGCACCAGCTCATGCCAGCGCGCCATCTCCCGCTTGCTGTCGAACTTGATGCCGCCCGATTCGCACTTTTGGTTGCGGTACTTCGACTGCTTCTTTGCTGGCGGGGCCGTGATCAGCGACGGGTCGAACGGATCGTCGACGTCGATCGCGGCCGTCTGCGGCGGGACACCGGTCTTTTCGTAAATGCGGCGCTGCGCCGTCGTCATCGGTGCGCGCACAGACTCGCGCACATGCGCCGTGCCGACCTTCGTCGTTCCTTCCGGGTAGCGGAGTGCGTTCGTTCGGCGGGTCATTCCTCGTGCCCCGGCTTTGCGATTGCAGCCCGTACGCGCGCCGCTATGGCCGGTACCGGCTCATCGTCTGTGAACGCGACAGCCATTTCCTTCGCCATTGCCTTGATGCCGCTCGCGGACTTGTCCCAATCGCCCGACGCACGAGTGCCGTCCGGATTGCGCTTAACCGACATACGCCCCTTGACGTCGCCGAATCCCTTCGGGCTGATCAGGTAATCGAAACCCGCATGCGGCGGCAAGTCGACCTTGTCGCGTACGGCCGGGAAGTACCGCGCCCACGCATCCGCATCGCCCTTCAGGTGCGTCATGAACGCCCTGATTGCGCCGGCCCGCGCCTCGACAAAGACCGCCTCATCCACCGCGCCGATACGCTCCCCGAGTGCCTTGTTGAAGGCTCGGATCACGGCAAGTTCGGCGTCGGTGTACGCGGTCTGGATCTCGTCCATCCAGCCGCCGGCGTTCAGCCATGTGCCTGCGTGCGGGATGAATTGCGGGTTTTGCCATTGCGCCGAAGTCTTGGCACGCTCCAGACCTGCCATCAGGTCGTTGAAGAGCTGCTCGTCCGGGTTGCGCTTGGCAAACGCTTTTTCTGCTGTGGTCTTCGATTTCTTACGCGGGTATGCCGCCCAGAAAATCTCAAAGCGTTCGCGAAGCGAGCGCGAAAGGTTTTCTTTTGGAAATGTCTTTTGGTCTTTTCTTTTGGGTTTGTCTTTTGTGGTTCCGGAATCCAGAACCGTGGAGTTCTGACTTTCAGAACCCACCGTTACTGATTCCATAACCTTATGGTTCTGATTTTCAGAACCCCATGACGGCAGAACGACACGAACGTCCTGCGCCCACTTCGAATAGACCTTGTTCAGCGAGAGCACGCGAGCGTGGCGACCCTCGTCTGCGAGCAGCACGCGCATCTCGATCAACTGCGAGACGGCAAGCGACGCCTGCGGCTTCTGCATGCCCGTGCGCGCCATGATCTGGCTAAGCGCGAGCTGGTCAGACTGCTTGTTGAAGCCGTACGTCATCCGCCAAACGGTCAGGATGACCTTGTACTGGTTTTGGCTGAACGGCGCGAGCGTGATCGCCTCGAGCAGTTCGTTGGCAATGCGCGTGTATCCTTCCTCCAACTGCGGAGACCGGTACTCAGGCATGTGGATGACTTCGGCGAGCGCCATTTCAGGCCACCGTCACGCGAATGCGATAGACGCAACTGTTGCGCAGCAACACGGCATCAATCTGGCCGGCGCGATGAAGATTCTTGACGTGGTCGCGCACGCACGAAGTTGAAAGACAGCAGATCTCGGCTAGTTCTGCCATCGTGATCTTCGCCTCGCCAGACGACATGACAGCCTGATGGGCAAGAACGCACAGCACCCATTTGCGGACGCCCGGAATCTTGACCTCCATGGCCTTGTTGACCAGGTGATGGCTCACGCGGCCGCCTTCGGAGCAATGTCCAAAAGCTGCTGCTTCGTGTGGGTCGCCAGATCCTTCCGGGTACCGACAACCACGAGACGGCCGGCGTCGAGCAGCTCGCGCACGCGGCCGCAGACGCTGCTCAGCTTGAGATTGGTGATAGCGGCGATGTCTTCGCGCGTCAGCGGCGGACGGCCGTCGCGGAAAGCGTCGATCACCATCTGCTGCTTGGCGGCAAGGAGCTTCGCCGGCATGGCGTGATACGCGTCGCTCTGCGTTTCGGCGACGCGACGGCCAGAGTGGCCGCTATAGATTTCCGTCTGCATGGCGGATCTCCGGAGGTTAGGCGGCCTGCTTCTGATCCACGAGCGCGGCGTGCGCACGCTTGCTGAGCTGCTGCATCGTCGGAGCCGAACGCTTCGCGCCGCTCGGGTGCGTGTCGACCATGTACGAGCGCTGGGCGCGCGCCTGCTCCTTGGCACCGATGTGCGGCATGTATTTGCTGCGGCTGTACGGCGTCTTCTTTGACACCATCTGCCGCGCGCGTTTCGTGCCTGCGGCAACACGATGAACGCCGCGCGCCGCGCCAGCAACTGTGTTGCCAACGCCATTCAACATGGCGGCAGCGATCGCAGCCGCAGATGCGCCAAATACGGAAACTCGTTGCATGTGATCCTCCAATGGGTCTGACCACATCGTGGTCAGTAGTACTAAATCCAGACATAAGACGCCTGCCGCACAAGAGGCTTATGTGTCGATTCATCCCATTTGAGGCGCCGGCCGGTCCCCGGCTTGCTGCACTGCCCTACTTCGTCCCCTCGTGTCCCTTCTTGGGACGCGCTTCAAATGCCAATACCAGCGGGTGTGAGTACCCGTATGCGCTTTTGAGAACGTGATACCCCAGCAATTCGGGTGTCGAGATACCTTCGCGTGCCGCGCGCACCGCCAAATCGGCCGCTTCCGGGGCTGGGAGCTCAACAACGAGGCTGGTGTTGCTCTGCGTCATGCAGCTACCCGCGTCCCAGAGTGGGCCGAGTTGGCACTGCGGGCGATCAAGTTCGATGGCAAATTTCCAACCGTGCCAAACAACAACAGGTCTGCCATGCGGGACAACGCTGCCGAATCACTCTCGATGCCATGCAAAGCTTTGAAGGCCTGCATGCCGTCATATGTGCGATCCGAAAGCCGGGTCTTAACCTCGTTGCGAAACTCTGTGCGCCGAGACATAGGAACCTCCTCTGCAGTTACGTACTACGGGTTGAAAAAACGTTGGGCGCTCACGCCAACTTGCTATGCTTGGTAAACCCTCCTACCGGCGGTTGTACATCGTCGATCGCAGCAATGACTTCACCGTCCACTATTTGAGTCGGAGGAATGCCGTCTAGGGGGTTTGGATAGAAATCTGGGCACAGCTGATGCGGGGTTTTCTGCCATCCAGTTTTCTCTGCCAGCCAAAGGGTTCGATTCGGCGGAAAACGCTTGCGCCACTTGCTGATCGCCCATGGGCGCACGCCCAGCAGGTCTGCAACGGCGCTATCCCCACCAAGCAGATCGATAGCCTCGCCGACGGCGGGAGTAGAGGATGGGGCGGTGGTGTTTTCCATACCACCAGATTACTACTTAAAGTAGCTTTTGACAACAACAAAAAGTAGAAATGACGATGTCTTACTCGACTGGTAATCTTCTACCTATGGTAGAAAAAACGAATCTTCCGATCCGGTACCCTGATTTCTCGGCACGCCTGCAGCAGGCAATGGCAGACAAGCCCATCAAGATCGAGGGTGTCGTGTCCTATTTCAAAGAGCGCGGCGTCTCGATCACATACGAAATGGTCCGGCGGTACACGCTCGGCCAGGCAATGCCTCGACAGGAAAAGCTGCGCCTACTTTCTGACGCTGTCGGTGCGCGGCCCGAAGCCCTCGTGTACGGCCCATCAATTAACGAGAACTTCGGGATCGGCCTGAACGAAGGCAAGGAAAATGTCAAATCTCCGAGTAAAGGGGGAAAAAGCGGTCTAATTGATGCACCGGCGACACTACAAGCCGGTAAAGATGACGAAATAAAGACGTCGGGAGAGCCGCCATTAAGGGACGGCCGCTTGTCGGTAAGCGCTAGACCAATCTTGGCCTGGGACGACGCCTCAGAACTTGGCGAAGAGTACGTCTTGATACCGCGATTAGAAGTGAAGGCGTCGGCGGGGAATGGCCGCATCGCCTGGCATGTGGACGAGAAAGGGCAAAAGCAGGCGTTCCGGAAAGCGTGGTGCTCGCGACTTGGCATCCGGCCCGAGCAGGCCGCAACGATCGTTGCCGAAGGGTCGAGCATGGAGCCGCGCGTTCGCGATGGGGACTCGCTCGTGGTGGACTATCGGGCGACCGAACTCATGTCCGGCAAGGTGTATGTGCTGTCCTTTCAGAACGAAGTCTTCGTCAAGCGAGTCTTCAAAAAGCCGAGCGGCGGCCTGACGATCCATTCCGATAACCCCGACAAGGGAACGTATCCGGACATGGAGATCGACCCTTCCGATGTCGAGCATATCGAGATAATCGCGCTCGTCGTTGCTGTCAGCGGCGCAATCTAACGGGGGCCCCATGCTGCCATTGGCACTTCGCGCGACCGTAGCGGCCGCCGCGTTCGCTAGCGCGAGCTGCGCGTTCGCTGACGATCCGTTCGTAGTGGCTCTGCTGTCCACTCCGCAGCAAATGGATGTCGCCTGCCGGAATCTCGATCAAATTGGGATTCACTGCGTCGACGGCGCCGACGGCGCGACGCGAGACAAGTTGGGCCCGGGCGGTCTTCCCCTATCCAAATCAGAGTACTCACTTTTCGATCAGACAGACCGCCCTACGGTCCGCGGATTCCTGATCCGAGAGCGGCTGGTCGACAACGCTGGCAACCCGTACTACCGCGCGACAGCGACCATCTACAAAACTGGTTTCGCTGGCGTCGGCGTCACCCCAACATCCCTCTATAACAAGCCGTTCTGGGCCTTCGTCAGCGAAGAAATCCCGCTCGCCTTTCCGGGGTCCACGGAGGAAAGCGACTTTCTGGCGAGAATGGATGCCCAGATCGCAGCAGAAAAGGCTGCGGCCGACAGAAAGGCCACGATCGCCGCCGAACATGAACAGCAGCGCATGGCGGCGGCTGCGCAAGCCGCATCCGAAGCGGCGTATCGCGCGACGCCGCAATATGCACGCGATCAGGCGCGTCAGGCAGTCGCAAACTGCCGAGCCGATATAGCGCGCGCTCGAGCTGCCATCGCCAAAGACGATCGCATCGCACAGATCTCCGGCTATCAGAACGCCATCTTGCGCCGGCAGGCGGCAGCAATCATCGTAAATTGCGAAGATACGATCGCTCGCAGTGGCGACTGAACATTACGTCTAAATCCCCGCCAAACGAAAAACAACTTTTCTACTTTTAGTTGTTGACATTCACTCTACTTAAAGTAGAATTCATCTCAAGCGCTGGATGACAGCGCCGACGTGCGGAGCGCCCTAAGCTCAAAGCATTGCATGCCAGTGCTTTGTACTTAGAGCGCATCTCACACACCACCAGATCACCGGAGTGAGAGATGAACGTCAGAAAAGCCATGCACCGTGCAGCAACCAAAAGCCTCGACGGCCATTGCCGTTTCGTCGCGCAACTCGGTCGCACAGTCGTTGTTCTCTCCCTCTCTGATCTGGCCCACTGCCCAAAGGCGCGCATCCAGGTGGCTTACGCCGCCGGCAAGATGGTCGCGCCGAGATAACCGAAGAGAGACCAACATGTCGTTCAAATTCCAGATTGGCGCAAACGTGCAGATCGATGCAAGCGGCGAGGCCGGCGAAATCATCGGTCGTGCCGAATATTCCACCGGCGAAAACACCTACCTCATGCGCTACAAGTCGGCGGACGGCCGTGCCGTTGAATCGTGGTGGGGCGAAAGCGCTATCAGCCTGTTTGCTTGAGATCTGAGCTGGGGAGGATCCTGACATGAGCACTTTGCATGTACCAGCGCCGAAATTCACCGAAGAAACGCGCGCTCGCAATGAGATCGACTACTTCGTCGACGGCGGCATGACCGATGCCGAGCTCGAGCAGTACGCTCGCCGCACCACGAAGCGCCCGCTTCTCTGCTTCGCAGTCCTCGCTGCCGCGCCGTTCATCGTCGAAGGTATCTGCCGTCTGTTGGGAGCATGGTAATGCGCGACGTGAAGTTCTGCCTGCGCATGTGCGCTGCCTTCGCTGCGATCGTTCTCATCCTGGGCATCGCTCAGAAGTGGGACGACGTGCAGACCGAGCAAGTCCGCGTCTCCATGCGTAATACCTGATCCCGTAAAGGCTCACCGATGGAAACACTCTTGATGCCGACGTTAGTAGTCCTCTGTGCTTTCACGGTGGGTCTGTGCCTGGGGTTGATCCTTGGTGGCATGAACCGCGATACCGGAGCTCACGACGAAGCCTTTGGCGAACACGAATGCGATGCGCACTATCCGCGCGTCGGTGAATAACTCTCGGTCCGGCGGCTCCCAAGGCCGCGTCTTTGTGGGCGCTGTACTGGCCCCCTCTTTTTGGATACCTGACATGACTCTTACCAAAGGGCGCATCAACAGAACCGGCCGCGTGGTGTTCCATGACGCGAGCCTTCATGTGTGGGAAGAAAGTCTCATGGACGCGCGCGATGCTGGCGGTTGGAATGCGGCTCAAGAATGGGAGCGCCAGTTCAAGCATGACGTATTCAAGCGAATCGTTCAGTTACTTCGCCGCCTAGGTTGGACCGTCGAGCCGAACACGTACATCTTCACCGGCAACAACAATCGATTTGCCCGCAAAGGCGCCCTCAAGGCAGACCTGAAGCTCTGCGGCCGGCATATCGAGTTCGACATGTTCCAGAACGTGAACGCCCCGACTCGTCCAGATCACGGCGGCCGATACGAATTCAATCAGGAAGCGCTCATGCCGTACCTGATGCGCATTGAAATGGAACGCACGCGGCGCCGAATTCGCGATTACCTTTGCAACGTCTTTACGGGCTATGTCTTCGAACAGCCGAAGCGAGACAAGCGCGGGCCGAATGGCGTAACGGCGCTTGAATGGGTGCAGCAGTCCTATGCGGAGTCATCGCACTTCAAGGGCGACCTGACGAAGTACGAGATCAGCGGATACAACAACAAATCGGGCGACGGCGGCGTCATCGAGCACGGATCGCGCGTTTGGTTCGCCGACTACCACGGCCGCATCGTGACCGGCACGGCCTACTACAACATCAACAACATGTGGTGGGTCGTCACCGGCAAATACGACGTGCGCAATGAGGCCTCGTTCCACCTGTTCACGAAGTGTCCGCAGAACTTGCGGGTAAAGCGCAACGCTGATCGCCGCCGCAAGAAACTGGAGAAGCTGCTCTCGGCGGCCGTCGAGAAGATGGATTTCGAGCGTGCGGCCGTACTGCGCGATGTGCTTTTCCCGGGCAACCCCGAATTGTTCAACGTCTGGCATGACGACCACCAGATGTATCACTGCGCTGGCTTCTGCGGATACACCCGCGATCAGTCGAAGGCCGGCAAATTCACTGCCAACGAGCTGCGCGGCTGGGATGCCAAGCCGAATCGCATTGTCGCGATCTGCGCCGAAGCCAAAGCAGCCTAACAACCGAACGCCATAGCTAGGAGCCGACATGCCCCGCACCCCGATGACCGATGAAGAACGTGCAGCAAAGAAGCAGGCCCGCGCAGAAGCTGCAAAAGCGAAGCGCGAAACGCGCAAGGCTGAGCTGCGCGTCGAGATTGAAAAGCTCGCAAGCAAGCTCCCGCCTCACATCGTTCAGGGGGGGGTACAAACGGTTCGCGCGTGGAAAGACTCGCTCGACGCGGCTACCGCGAAAACGACTCTCTCGCGGGTTTCTGTCGACCGGCTGTCGGATGCGCTAGACAACCTTCGGCTTCATGTTGAGGCGTAGCGCGTGACCGGCAACGAATGGTTCGCTCTCGCCATAGTCGGCGCTGCAGCGGTGGGAATCGTGATGGCAGTAATCCAGGAACGAAAGAAGAAATAACGCCATGCCAATGAGAACTCAACCGGCATTACTCGCAGTCTCGGCGACCGCTACTGCCGCGTGTCTGTCGGTCATGGCCGGCTGGCAGCGAGGTGGACTGTTCGCGGAACGCGTTCTGTGGATCGCCGTCGGAGTCGTGCTGGTTGTCGCAGCGCATCTCCTGCCGGCTCTGATCCGTTCGCATGGTTGGCGCATTCGGATCGTCGGCGCCGTGCTTTGGATTGGCTGCATGGCGGCTACCTGCTACGGGCATGCAGTCTTCTTTTTGATGGCGCAGAAGCATGCAGGAGAGCTGCGCGCCGCGGCAGTACAGGCAGTCGTTACGGCTGGGCGCGACCTGACGGCGATCGCCGCCGACCGCGCCGGCGTAGTAGCGCGACTGGCTCGCGTGACCGAGAAGCGCTGTAGTAACCAGTGCGCCGGCATCCGGATCGAACGCACGGGCCTCACTGCTCGACTCGACGCGCTCGACATCGAGATCGCCGAAGCGAAGCGGGCAGAGGCTGCTCGCGACCGCGCCGACGCGGCACGCGACGCAGCGCTCGCGGATCCGGTAACCGGTGCGCTGACGGCGTTCGGCCTATCCGCCCCGCGCGCCGACCTGATTGCAGGCCTCGCCTTCGCGGCCGTGCTTGAGGCTGTCGCCTGCTTCGCCTGGCTGCTCGCCTTGGTCCCGGCCGCCGTTACTGAAATTGCGGTAACGCCCGTCCAGCAGGCCAGTAACGCCGAGCCAGTCACGGTAGTAACAACAGTCAGTAACGCGAGTGCGCCGCTTGAGTTGGTCGCGGGCGACCCGGCAGACGACGTTACCCGCGTCGCGACTGCCATCGCCGGCGGGACGCTTCGCGCAACCGTCGCCGAGATCCGCAAGTTTCTTGGTTGCTCCCAGGCTACGGCTATGACCATCCGGAAGCGGGTAATGCAGGCCGACCCGTAACCGCGCCGGGATATTTGCCACACGAATAAATGGCGGTTATTCGCCACCCAGATAAACCGACCCTTCGAGATAGCAGAGATGACGAAGCGCAAGGTGGGATCCACGACGCCGCAGCGCCGCTTCTGGACGGCCGCGGAGGTCGAGAAGATGAATCGCGAGTATCCGGAAAGGACGACCGCTGATCTGGCAGCCGAATTCGGCTGCTCTGAAGCTCGGGTCTACGCAAAGGCTGCTGAGTTGGGTCTGCACAAGTCAGCCGCCTTCATGGAATCAGACCGGTCCGGACGTATTCAGCGCGGGCGCGGTGACCCACGCATGGCGGCGACCCAGTTCACGGCCGGTCACGTGACGTGGAACAAGGGTACCAAGGGCATCAGCGGGAAGCATCCGAACACGGTGCGGACGCAGTTCAAGAAAGGCGAGATGCGCGGCGCCGCCCAGCACAACTATCAGCCGATCGGCACGTTGCGGCTGAGCAAGGACGGCTATCTCGAGCGGAAGGTGACAGACGACCACCCGGTGCCGGCGCGCCGTTGGGTCGGCGTGCATCGCCTGGTATGGGAAGCGGCCAACGGCCCGGTGCCGCGCGGCTTCGTCGTCTGCTTCCTTCCCGGGCGCCGATCAGCCGAACTCGAAAAGATCACGCTCGACGCAATCGAGCTCGTAAGCCGCGGCGAACTGGCGCAGCGGAATCATCCCCGGTCGCGTGACCCGGAACTGGCGAGGCTGGTTCAGTTGAAAGGCGCGATCACCCGACAGGTCAACCGTATTACCCGCGAGGCACAGGAGCAACAGTCATGAGCACGATCACCGATATGCGCGAACACCTTATGGAAACCCTCGCGGCTCTGCGCAACCGCGATAACCCGATGGATGTCGACCGTGCGCGCGCCGTTGCCCAGGTGGCCGGCGTGCTGGTCGACAGCGCAAAGGTCGAAGTCGATTACATCAAGGCGACCGGCGCGGACAGCGATTCGCTGTTCATCTCGCCGCTGAACAACGATCCGAGCCGCCTGCTCAAGGCTGAGAGCAAAGGCGCCATCCAGCCGACCACGACCGGCTTCGTCCATCGCATCAAAGGCTGACCCCTGACATGACAACCAACCAACCCGAAGCGGGTGGTCTCCCGCAAATGCCGTCGAACGTGTCGCATGTGATGCGTCGAATCCGTCGCTGCGAAAACGAATCCGCCGCGCAAGTGGTTCTGGAGCACTTCGCTATGGAATACGCGCGCGCCGCTCTCGCCACCGCCGCCCCTCTCCCTCGCTCTGCCGCGACTGTGCCGGAAGGGTGGACGCTCGTGCCTGACCACGCGAACGCAGACACTATCGTGACGAGCCTGTATCGCCGGTTTAAGGATTGGAGCAAGCGCGGATTCGGCCCTGATGATGTTACGTGGTGCGAGGTGAAGGCCGACGTACTCGCGATGATCGCTGCTGCCCCTCGCTCTGCCGCGACTGTTAGCGACGAGCGGGAGGCGTTTGAAGCGTTGCGTAGTCAGATGGCCTATATCGCCGCCTACTGCCCGGATGAGTCGGACGGTATGAGCAAGGACCGACTTGCAGACCGTCTGCGGGCAATCATTGAGCGAGCCCACAGAGCCATGAGCGATACCTGCGCCGTATCCACGCAAGCCACGGCGACGGGCGGGGGTTACGCCCCGCTGACCGAGGAAGAAGTTGAGCGGCGCAAGCAAACTGTTCGTGACTGGGCCAAGCGAACAGGCCACACGGCAGCACCGCAAGCAGGGCTGACGTGGCGATCGGCTATGGCCGGCCTTCTCGAAGTAGTCGAGGCACGCAACTCGCAAGGTGGAGGATTGCGCTTGAATGAGGAAGGACAACGCATAGTTAGCGCTGCCCGCACCCTTCTCGCCGAGCAATCCGCCGCTCCACAGGCCAGCTCCGAAAAGCGCGATGCTATCGACGCCCGCGCAAAGGAGCGCTCATGAGCGGCAAACCACTCGCTGGGAAGCGCGCATTTGAGGCTATGGGGCGTCGCGCTGCATCGATGGGCATGCCATTGCTTCACAAGCGCTTGGAGCGTCTTGGCTGGCCGATGTGGGCACGCAGCGCATATGCCCGAGGCTGGATTCAACAACCTTCGAAGCGCCAACAGACCGAACGTGTCGTGCAAGGTTTCATCGACCGTTCCATCCGCGATGGTGTTTCGCTCTGCGTGACGGTCGATCGCTTTGTCGCAGAAATAAAGGAGCGCTCATGAACACAACCCCATCCCAAAGCGCGCAAGCGATGAGCGACGAACGCGCGGCGTGCGAAGCTACGTTCCCCCACTTGAGCCATGCCACCGCCCTTGACGAAGGGCTCGCAGCGTACCGTGACACGAAGATGCAGGGTGTATGGGAAGGCTGGCAAGCCCGCGCCGCTGCAAGCGCTCAGGCGACTGTGCATCCGACCCCGATCTCGATCAGCACCGAGAAGATTTGCGAGGTGGCGAAAAAGTACAACCTCGGCAATCCACGTCTCGACGCGCTGCGCGGCTTTGTCAATGAAATCATCCTGGTCAATGGGGCCGAATATGCAAAATCAGAATGAGTCGCTAACTGCTGAGCAGCGTAAGCAAATCGCGCGGATCGTTCACGCCGACTGCACTCTAATTCCCGGCGCGACCTTCTACAACGCAGCAGAAATGGCGATCGAGGCGACGCTGGCGCAAGTCGCCACTCCCCCATCCCCCGACGCGCGCGAAGCCGTAGGCGGGGTGACGGCAGCAGAGAATCCGACCGGCATCGGATATGACACCGACGACGCAACACTCGAAGCGATTCTGTCCGATGACCCCACCCCAACACCGTCTGAGGCTGTGCAGGCGGTTGCGTACTGTCGGCGCGACACCGTTTTCGGTTGGCAAGGTCAGTTGATGAACGCGGCCATGATGTTTCCGTCTCCGGCTGGCCTGAAAGACCCGATCGCTCTCTACGCCACCCCACCCCTGGATGGAGCACAGGTCAGGATCACTTGCGAGATTGCAGACAGGATCGAACAGATGGAAATCATCGATGTGAAACTGGTAGATGGACTGCTTCACATAGCAGGACGTCTAGAGGATGGAGCGCAGATCAGGGATGCGTGGCAACCGATTGGGACGGCGCCGAAGGAGACGGCAGTGCTTGTGTACACAGGCTGCTCATATGAGATCGCCCACTTCAATACGCTGCTCGACAAGTGGGTAGCCTGCTATGACCATCGGCACCTATCCGGGCCGATGCACATGCACTGGATGCCACTGCCTAAAGCACCAGGCGCCGATGCTCAGCCGGCTGACCCCGACGAATCCGACCTTTTCACGCTGCTATGTGAGATCCGCGCGGCTTGCGGAGATAACGGAGAGCGCGAGAGGGATGAGCTTGTGCGGTATATCGCAGGGCTTCGAGATAACGCCCTGGAGGAAGCCGCGAAGGTGTGCGGCGAGATAGCTGGTGATTGCTGGATCCTCTACAAGGGACGAGCGCCCTACACAGGCCGGGAAGCGGGACGTGCTGACCCGCAGGTGCAGGGCGAATCGGACGGTGCGGACAAATGCGCGGCTGCTATCCGCGCCCTGTCTCAACAACCGACCCAGGAGGGGTGATGAAAATCACTTTTGACCAGACCGGCGAGTTCGAAGCAACTCGCGCCGCAGAGGAATGGTGCGATGCGCGAGGCATTGCAGTCGGCACCACGCAAAGAGGTTCGCCGCGAGGCCTGCTCGTCGGCTACTACCGGATTGCCAAGTGGCGGAACCTGAACGACTCGGAGCGTCGAGAACTTGCCGGCACGATGACTGGCGACGGGCGACACGGGCCGATCACCATCAACCTGAAAGGTGATGCCAACGATTACCCGCTGCTGACGCCGGAACAGCTTGAGCACTTTGCGGGGTCGTCGTCGGAATGACCGAAGCAGCACAACGAATGATCGAAACCACGCGCAAACACTGGGGTGTGAAATGAAGGTGATCGAATTGCCGAAATTGATGACGCTGGAAGCGTGGGCAGAGCGCATGTTTGGTGACGCCAAGCCTCACCGAAACACGCTGCTCAACTGGCGACGCAATGGCCGCATCGTCCCGCAACCTATCAAGTGCGGTGGCCGTTATTTCGTCGAGCCGAACGCTGTCTACTGTGATGACGCCGGCGAGATGTCGCGGAGGCTCGGCAATGGCGGCTAGGAGGCGCGAGGCAAAGCGGCGCAACTGGCCGAACCATCTGAACCAGAACGGCGCCGGGTACTTTTACTGGCGCGACCCCGACACAAAGCAGGACTATGGTCTCGGCCACGACCAGGCGCGCGCGTTTGCCGAGGCGCGCGCCGCAAACCTCGCGGTTGAGAAGCGTCGCGGGAACATGTCGCTCGCGCAGAAGATATTGGAGCCTGCAGGCAGAACGCTAGACGTGTGGGCCACTGAATACGAGCAGATCTACATCGACACACGCAAGGGAACGCCGGCGACGATCAAAACGGTGAAAGCGGGCATTCGGGCAGTGCGCACCGCGCCGTTCGCCGGCAAGCACCTCCGAGAGATCAAGACAGAAGAGGTATCCGATTTCATCCGGGGCGCCATCACAACCCGTGGCGCCTCAATGGCCGCGCTGATTCGAAAGACGCTCGCGGACATGATGCGCGAGGCAGAGACGCGCGGCCTGATTGAAACCGGGAAGAACCCTGTCACCGTTACTCGCGCTCCAGACCTCGAGGTCGAGCGCTCCCGCCTGACGCTGGATCAGTTCCGGGAAATCTACGCCGTCGCACTTGAGGACGTCCCCTGGGCAGCCCGCAGCATGGAACTCGCGTTGCTGACCGCGCAGCGCCGCGAGGATGTCGCCCCAATGCTGTTTTCGGACGTGAAAGACGGGTTCCTGTTTGTGACCCAGAGGAAGACCGGGGTCAAGCTACGCATTCCCGTCGGCGTCCGCATCGACGCGCTCGGACTATCGCTCGAGGATGTGATCAAGCGGTGCCGCGACGCCGTCATATCGAAGTCCATGCTCCATCACGTGAGGCGACACGGACACCGCAAGCCCGGCGACGCGCTAGAGGTCAACTCGCTGACTCGGGCGTTCGCGCGTGCTCGAGACGCGGCCGAAATTGCGTGGGAGGAAGGCAAGATGCCGGCCACCTTCCACGAGCTGCGCAGTCTCGCCGCGCGACTCTATACCGAGCAATACGGTCCCGATTTCGCGCAGGCGATCCTCGGACACAAGAGCGCCAGCATGACCGCGATGTACCGAGACGTGCGGGGCGCCGAATGGGTCGAGGTGAAGCTGGCCGGCTAA